TCCAACTGGCAAGAAAACTGCAACTGGAGCAATTTCAACTGATGCTGAAGTGCTAGAACAGTTATCGGAAGAACATCCACTTCCAGCAGCAATTTTGAAAGTACGTCAGCTTGGCAAAATTCAAAATACTTATATCCAAAAGATTCTACCGGAGCTTGATAGAGATGGTAGAATTCGTACCAATTTTAATCTTACTTTTACCACTAGTGGTCGCCTGTCTAGTAGTGGCAAGTTTAACGCTCAGCAAATTCCTCGTGACGACCCTATTATCAAGGGTTGTATTAAAGCTCCAGCGGGCTATAAGATTGTATCGCAAGACTTGACAACAGCAGAAATGTATTATGCTGCTGTACTAAGTGGCGATAAGAATCTACAACAAGTTTTCTCTAGTGGTGGCGACTTCCACTCAACAATTGCTAAAATGGTTTTTAACCTGCCTTGTCACGTTGATGAAGTTAAAAACGTGTACAAGAGTATGCGTCAATCCGCCAAAGCAATTAGCTTTGGTATTTTGTATGGTAGCGGTGCTAATAAAGTTTCACAAACAGTTACGAAAGCAACTGGCGAATACTATCCAGTAGAACAAGCACGCGAGGATATTAAACAATACTTTGGAAAGTTTAGTAAACTAAAGAAATGGCTAGATGATAGAAAATCGTTTATTGAAGTTAACGGATACACCTATAGTTTCTTTGGCAGAAAGCGTCGTTTACCAAACGTATTTAGCTCAGACAAGGGTATTGCAGCTCATGAGGTACGTTCCGGCATCAATGCCGAAGTTCAGTCACTTGCATCAGACATTAACTTGCTTGGTGCTATTAGAACTGCAAACGAAATCAAATCCGTAGGCCTAGACGCTAAAATCTTTATGCTAGTACACGACTCGATTGTGGCACTGGTTCGTGAAGATCAAGTAGATCAGTACTGTGGTATCTTAAAACGCAATACTCAACACGATTGGGGTTGTAGTATTTCTGGATTTCCTATTGGAGTTGACCAAGAAGTAGGGGACGATTATAGCTTTGGAAAATGGGACGAATTCTATACATTTGAAGGATCTGATTTGGCCCGTGTACAGGCTAGGTGAGAAGAAGCCAACAGTTGAAGATGGTGTAGTATTCTATCAGGCAGAATATGCTGACATAGATACTGCCCAAACTCGACGCAATATCAGAATCGTAGATGATAAAAATATTGATAAGCCTACTCTAGGGCTACGAAGATTAGCTATTGATAAAAAGCAGAGCGTATATCCAATAGGCTCTGCCGTTTATTTTTTAGTTGACCTTATTAAATTGGCAAAAGCAACTACATGGTTTATTGACAGCCACGGTAGAGTTTTTCAACATAAAAAAATCAAACGCGCCAAACTAAAAACACACAAGATTACCCAAATTTTACCTGTTGGTGGCATAGGGTGTGTGTTAGAAGTAGATAGTCTAGTTTTTAGGTTTAAGAGTATGCGTACTCCTGAATCGTGGGAACAGTATGCAGGTATCTTATATGTGGATGGTGGTCATATGTTGTATGGATACTATGAGCATCCTATAAAAGATACTTGGAGACTAGTATAATGTCTAAAGCAATTATAAGTAATCGCATCTACATTGATAATCCAGGTGTAGAGCACACCAAGTTAGTTATGCAAGAACTAACTTATAAAATCAAAAAAGATACTGGCAGTAAACAATTCCAAGCAATCGAAACTATCAAAAACTACAAAGTATTAGCTAAAGGTATTATCTCTATGCCACAAGGTCGGGTGGATTTAATACCTAATGGCTACGAGATAGTAGATAAGCGGCATTACAATCCAGTACCTTTTCCAGACCCTAAATTTGAGCTAAGAGCAGATCAGCAGGAAATTTATGACAAAGTTAACGACACGTGCTTTATCAACGCTAAAGTGGGTTGGGGTAAAACTTTCACTGCTTTACACCTTGCAAGGAAATTTGGACAAAAAACACTTGTTATCACGCACACCACGGCACTGCGAGATCAGTGGATTGAAGAAGCCGAACTGCTTTTTGGAACACCGGTAGGTATTGTAGGTAGTGGCAGTTTTGATATAGAAGATCACTTTATTGTAATCGGAAATATTCAAACACTTGCAAAAAAGCTGCCAGAACTCACACGTGAGTTTGGAACTGTTATTATGGACGAAGCCCACCACTGTCCTGCCACTACATTTGCAGAAACAGTAGATGCTTTTCCAGCACGTTATCGTATTGCACTTAGTGGTACTATGATTCGCAAAGACAAAAAACACGTATTATTTCGTGATTATTTTGGCGACCATATTCTAAAACCAGAACAAGCTAATACTTTAATGCCTACTATCTACACTGTTAAAACGGGTATTATACTAAAACCTGATGCAACTTGGGTAGAAAAAATCAATGATTTAATGCAAAATGAAAGCTATCGTAAAGCTATTGCTGCAATCGCCCTACGTGAAATGGCTAAGGGTCATGCAGTATTATTGGTAGCTAGTCGTGTAGAATTTTTGGCGAAAATAAAGGAATATATTGGTGATGACTGTTTGCTGGTTACTGGCGACACAGAATTTGAGGAACGAAAACTTGCAAAAGAACAGATCCTCAACAAACAAAAACATGCAATTGCAGGTTCAAGGCAGATCTTCTCAGAAGGCATATCTATTAACAGGCTTAGCTGCTTAATACTTGCAGAGCCCATGAGCAACGACAGTTTACTTGAACAGCTTATTGGTCGCATTCAACGTTTGTTTGAAGATAAACTAGACCCTATAGTCATAGATATGCAGTTTGCTGGTCGGAATGATCGCAAGCAAAACAATGATCGTATGGCTTTTTACTTAAAACAGGGATGGGAAGTACTGGCAATGTAAAAATTTAACTTGTCAGAGTAGTCCCAAAGTGGTATAATATAGTCTGAGTTAAACATTATGACTCTTTTATTCAACCTGAATATTTTAGAGACTGAAACACTGTGTGATTCTAAAAAATTAGTTGAGTTGTTGAAGCTGCATTATAGTAAAAAGACTATCCCTAAAAACCATAGATCCCGAAAACCTATTAAAAACTTGTTGGGAACTAGCTTCTTACTTAATCCAGCTTCACTATTTAAAGATAAAAGTACTGATGTAATATATAAAGCACAGTATATTCGATTGGCGGGGCGTAGAGACTACGCAAATTACAAATACTACGGTACCAAATATCTAGACCTATCATTTTTTCAAGATATTGACCTAGACGCAATTAAACACAATCCGCTATTAACAATTAAAGAAAACAAAATTTACTTCAAATTCGAGGAAAACTAAAAATGGCACTTAGCTTCAAAAATACTAAAGGCAAAGCACAATCTAACAAAGTAGAATCTTTTGAGTACAAAGACGGTGAGAACACTGTTCGCTTGATCGGTGGAGTTCTTCCACGATACATTTACTGGCTCAAAGGTACTAACAACAAGGATATTCCTGTTGAATGTTTGGCTTTTAGTCGTGAAAAAGAGAAATTCGACAACGTTGAAAAAGATATTGTCCCTGAGTACTTTCCAGACGCAAAGTGCAGCTGGAGCTACAGCGTAAACTGTATTGACCCTAAACAGAATAAAGTTGTAGCCCTTAATCTTAAAAAGAAGCTGTTTGAGCAGATTGTAACTGCCGCTGAAGACTTGGGCGATCCTACAGATCCTGATACTGGTTGGGATGTAGTATTTAAACGTGTTAAAACTGGCCCGCTGGCCTTTAATGTTGAATACACTCTACAGGTTCTGCGTTGCAAGCCACGCCCACTAACAGACGAAGAGCGTGCAATGGCTGAAGCTGCCAAATCTATTGACGAGAAGTTTCCTCGTCCTACAGAAGCCGATGTTCGTGCTCTGTTGGAAAAGATTACTAGCAACCAAGACCCTGAAGAAGGTGAAGGCGAAGGCACTGATGCCGAGCGCGAAGCCGTTAAGGAACTAGGTTAATAACACGGCCCGCAAAATTAAAACCTTTGCGGGCTTTTTTGTCTGTAAAACAATGAAGATTTTATTCACAGCAGACGTTCATATTAAACTAGGTCAGAAAAACGTTCCCATCGAATGGGCTCGTAAACGATTCCAGCTGTTTATTGAACAGTTTGCAGAAATGCAGAAACAAGCTGATCTAATAATCATTGGTGGCGATGTGTTTGACCGATTGCCAACAATGGACGAAGTTGAGCTATATTTTGACTTTGTAGCCAGTTTCACTAAACCCACAGTTATCTATCCAGGTAACCATGAGATGCTTAAGAAGGACACAAGCTTTCTGAGTTATCTTAAAAAAGCAACTTTTAGGTTAAATCCATTGGTCACTGTGTGTGATGATTATCGCAATGATCTACTTGGTGGTGATATTGATATTATTCCATACACTAAACTAAAAGACTTTGTGGACAATTACAGTACACTAGACTTTCATGGTAGAATCCTGTGTACTCACATACGAGGTGAAATACCACCACACGTCAAACCCGAAATACCGCTAGAGTTGCTGGACCGTTGGCAAGTAGTACTAGCAGGAGATTTGCACAGTTATGAAAACTGTCAAAGAAATATTCTTTATCCAGGTAGTCCGTACACTACTAGTTTTCATCGCCATCATGTTGATACTGGGGCCATCCTACTAGATAGTGATACTTTAGAGCATGTTTGGCTAAAGTTTCAACTGCCTCAGCTTATACGCAAAACTGTAACCGCATCAGATCCTAAACCGCCCACAGATTTCGACCATACAATTTACGAAGTCGAAGGCGATATGCAAGAGCTGGGAGCTTTAGAAGATTCAGAACTAATTGCCAGCAAGGTCTTAAAACGTGATACAGATAGTGCACTAATTTTAGCCCCTGAAATGACTTTTGAAGAAGAAGTCAGGGAATATTTAACCTATATTTTAGACTTGCCCGAACCTACTATTGAGGCGGTACTAAAGGAGTTCCAAAATCATGCGAACAAAATTTTCACAGAGTAAAGCCGTAGTATGGTCTCAAACTAACTGTCCAGCCTGCACCGAAGCAAAAAAGTTACTGGAACGTTATGGTATTGGCTATAGTGAGTGCATGATAGGAATCAATGGTTATACCAAAAAAGATCTAATTGATAAAGTTCCGCAGGCTCGCAGTGTTCCACAAATTTTTCTTGATGGTAAACACATAGGCGGTTTGCTAGAGTTGAAACAAGTTTTAGCAAATGATAACGATTAAAAAATTACGTTGGTCTAATGCCTTTAGCTATGGCAAAGACAATGAAATAGACTTTTATAGTGCTCCGCTTACTCAACTTGTGGGTCGCAATGGTCACGGTAAAAGCTCTATTGCATTAATTCTTGAAGAAATCCTATTCAATAAAAATAGCAAAGGTATTAAAAAAGCAGATATTCTAAATCGTTATGTTAAAGACAAATCTTATTCTATTGAACTAGAATTTGAACGTGACGGTACAGAATATTTGATTAAATCAAATCGTGGTAGTACACAAACAGTAAAATTGTTTAAAGACGGTATAGATGTAAGTTCTCATACTGCAACTGCCACATACAAGATGATTGAAGAAATCATTGGTATAGATCACAAAGCTTTTGCACAGATCGTATATCAAAGTAATGCTAGCAGTCTAGAGTTTTTAACTGCGGCTGATACGGCTCGCAAAAAGTTTCTTATTGAAATTCTTAATTTAGGCAAGTATACTCGTGCTCAAGAAGTTTTCAAAGAAGTTACCGCAGAGCTTACCAAAGATATTGCAAGTACCCAATCTCAGGTAAATACTGTAAAGTCTTGGCTTGACAAATATGAGAAAACTGATCTAAGTCCTATTAGTTTGGTAGAGGTTGAAACAGTAAATCCTGATATAATTACCGAAGCTTCCAAACTAGAATTGACTATTAGTGGTATTGAAGCTACTAACAGAAAAATTTCTCAAAATAATACCTATAAACGTTTACAAGCTGACTTAAAAATATTGCCAATTCCACCAAAGCCTGTAGCAGACGATACACTTGCTAGCAGAACCAAGGTGGTTAATACTGAAGCTGTTGAATTACAAAAAACCGTAAAAGACAGCAAAGCATTTGTTCAGAAAATTGCTAAACTAGAAGGTATTTGTCCTACTTGTTTGCAACCTATTGATACGCACAAAATTGGTGAATTAGTAAGTGAGCAAACAACAATTCAAGAAACAGCACAAACAAGACTAGCAGAATTAACAAAAATACTAGAAGATATCAGTGCTGAAGAAAAGGCTTATTCTACTAGCTTTGCTGAGTGGCAAAAAGCTGCTAAGGCTCAGGAAGAGTGGGAAAAGTATCATCAATTGATCGATACCTTTATGCCTGAAGAATTATTAGTAGAACAAGAATTGCAGGATAAATTAGATGAACTAAAGCGTAGTATTTCAAATACTCGTAAACTAATAACTGCAGCAGAAAAACATAACTCTAATGCTATCGCTCATAACACCAAAGTAGAATTGCTTAGCAAGCAGTTGGTAGAAATGAACGATGAATTGGAAATGTACAGTGGTAAACTACATGAACTCAGTGAGCGAATGAGTATTATCAATGTGTTAACTAAAACATTTTCTACTACTGGTCTTGTGGCCTATAAGATTGAATGTTTAGTAAAAGATTTGGAAGATATTACCAACAGCTACTTGGTAGATTTATCTGATGGTAGATTTCAAATCAGCTTTAAGATTAATGCTAGTGACAAGCTCAATGTTATAATTACTGATAATGGTAAAGATATTGAAATGTTAGCATTAAGTGGTGGCGAAAAAGCCAGAGTTAATGTGGCCACCTTGTTAGCTATCAGAAAGCTAATGCAAACTCTTTCCAGTTCTAGAATTAACTTGCTTATCTTGGATGAAACAGTTGAGGCTCTGGATGTTGATGGAAAAGAGAAACTAGTAGAAGTGCTCTTAAAAGAAGAACACTTGAATACATTCTTAGTATCCCATGGATTTACACATCCATTACTTGAAAAAGTAAATGTGGTAAAACATAATAATATATCCAAGATAGAGGTATAATATGGTAAAAATCGAAATTATCAGTCCTGGAGCTGCTGCAACTATTCTACGTAATGGCGTACGTCAAGAAGTGTTTGTAAAACAGCTAATTACTTATCAAGAAGCAGATTCTTTAGAAGTAACTGGAGGCGATGTTGTTTACAGCATTAATGAAACTGAAGTTGTCACTAAAAGTGGCAACGCAGCACCCGCTGTTCCACAGGCTGCCCCAGAGCCAGAACTTCCAGTTACAGAGGCGTCTGCCGAGGAAGTAAAACCTGTAATCGTTCAACCAGCAGCAAAAACAACAAAAGCTAAATAATGGTTGACCCAAGAGCTAAAGGAGCGCGTACTGAAACCACGGTACGTGATCTTTTAAGAAAGCTTACAGGATTAACGTGGGAAAGAGTACCAGGATCTGGTGCTCTTGATCCCAAGCATCAATTAAAAGGTGATTTATATGTACCAGGCCGAACAAACCTTTATGCTGTTGAGGTTAAAGGCTACGCAGAAGATCATATAAATAGTACTTTATTAACTGGTAAGAATCCACAATTATTAGAATTCTGGAAACAAGCTGTTCGTCAAGGCGAGCAAGTAAGCAAAAAACCACTATTAATATTTAAATTTGACAGGTCTAAAATATTTGTAGCATTTGAAGATTTACCAGCAACTATGTCATATCGATGTATTCTGGTTAGCATTGAAGGTTACGATTTCTATATAGCATTGTTAGAAGACTGGATCAAATTTGACCAACCACAATTTGTAACTTGAAATAGTTTGTTAATTATTGTATAATAATGAATTAGTTGCAAAATAAATTAAAATGAGCAAAACCTTTCAACAAGTTACAACAACAGAAAATACATTGATGATTGTTGACTCCCTGAACTTAGCGTTTCGCTATAAGCACAGTGGAGCAACTGATTTCGCCGAGGATTATCTGCGAACAGTTAACAGTCTCAAGAAAAGCTATAAAGCACAATATGTGATTATCGCTGGCGACCAAGGATCATCGAGTTATCGTAAAGCCATTTATCCAGAATACAAACAAAATCGCAAAGACAAGTTTGAAAATCAAACAGACGCTGAAAAAGCTGCGTTTGAATTATTCTTTGAAGATTTTACTAAAACTCTGATTCACATCGAAAACGAAACAGATTACCCTGTTATCAGATTTCCTGGTGTTGAGGCCGATGATATCGCAGCTTATATTGTAAATAAAAAATCAAAACTTCCCATTAATGACATTTGGTTAATCTCAAGTGATCGTGACTGGGACTTATTGGTGCAGGAACACGTATCAAGATTTAGTTATGTTACTCGCAAAGAAATTACTGTCGAAAACTGGAATACTCACTATGAGTTTTCTCCAGAGGACTATATTAGTATTAAGTGTCTTACAGGTGACTCTGGTGATAATGTCGCTGGCGTGCCTGGGATTGGACCTAAACGAGCCGTATCACTTGTTAGTGAATATGGTAGTACCTATGACATTATTGCTAGCATTCCTATTAGTGGTAGATACAAGTATATCGAAGCCCTGAATCAGTGTAAAGACCAATTAATTCTTAACTATCAACTAATGGACTTAGTTACTCATTGTAGCGAAGCCTTAGGTGATACCAATTGTAAACAAATCGACCAAATTCTAGAAGATTACCTAAAATGAATCTTAATCAATATATATGTAGCAATAGCACTATTGATACCGTGAGATCAACAATTCAATGTTTAGTGGAAGACAAAGAATTCCTACCACGTCGAGCTAATCCCACTGATGCTGGTGCAGATTTAATGAGCACCGAAACTTTGGAAATTTATCCCGGAGAACAAAAACTTGTTGATACAGGAGTAGCGGTCAAAATTCCGCAAGGCTACGCCGGGTTTGTATTTAACAGATCGAGTCAAGGAAAAAAGGGAATTAGTATCCCTCACAGCGTAGGCGTTATTGATGCGGATTACCGTGGCAATATCAAAGTGATTTTGAAAAATCTTGGCGAAGACCCTTATAAAATTACGCGTGGTGATCGTATTGCCCAGTTAGTGATTCAGCGAGTAGAATTATTGAATTTTATAGATATTTGGAACGATACACAGCGTGGAACCGGTGGTTTTGGTTCTACTGGAAAATAAAAGGATATTATGGCTGTTTCAACACGAGCGCAAGTAATTACACGTCGTACATACAATCGCCCAACTTCAGACGACGGAAAACAATTTGAAACATGGCAAGAAACGGTTGCACGCGTTATCGACCATCAAGGGTGGTTGTGGGAACGTGCAGTTGGTCGTGACCTAAACGACCGCGAATATGAAGAACTCTACGATCTTGAACAACTAATGCTAGATCGTAAAGTATTAATGAGTGGCCGCACATTGTGGTTGGGCGGCACTAGCGTAGCCAAGAGCCGCGAAGCATCACAGTTTAATTGTAGCTTTACCCATGTAGAAACTGTATATGACGTAGTAGATGTACTATGGTTGTTACTACAGGGTTGCGGAGTAGGATTTAAACCAATTGTTGGTACCCTAAATGGATTTTCACACCCAATCAAGAACATTCGAGTGGTTAGAAGCACACGCACATCAAAAGGTGGGCGCGAGCATAATGTCGAAACCTGGGACAGTGAATCCCGTACTTGGACAATTAGTGTCGGAGACTCAGCAGAAGCATGGGCTAAATCCATTGGAAAGCTACTTGCTGGAAAGTATCCCGCTGATACGTTAGTGCTTGACTTTAGCCAACTGCGACCTGCAGGTGAAAGGTTAAAAGGATATGGCTGGATTAGTTCGGGTGATAGTGCTATCAGTACTGCTTATGTTGCTATTGCCAACATACTTAATGGTCGCGCTGATAGTTTACTTACTAGGATGGATATTCTGGACATTGTTAATCATCTGGGCACTATTCTATCTAGCCGTAGAAGTGCTGAGATCGCCCTTTTCGACTACGGACAGCCGGAATGGGAAGAGTTTGCTGTAGCAAAGAAAGATTGGTGGTTACACAATAACGCTCACCGTCAGCAAAGTAATAATAGTCTGGTATTTAATGAAAAGCCTCTACGCAAAGATCTAGAAAAGATTTTTGATATGATGCAGAAAGCAGGTGGAAGTGAGCCTGGATTTATTAACGCCGTTGAAGCACGTAGACGCGCTCCATGGTTTAAGGGAGCCAATCCCTGCGTGGAAATCTTATTGGGAAACAAGTCCTTCTGCAATCTTACGGAAACGGATATCGCCAAGTTTAAAGGTGATACAGCTGGACTCCACGAAGCTATCAGACTTGCAGCTAGAGCGAACTATCGCCAGACTTGCGTCAACTTATTGGATGGTATCCTACAAGAAAGTTGGCACCTCAATAATTATTTCCTACGTTTATGTGGCGTCGGACTCACCGGAATCGCTAAACGTCCTGATATGACAGGATACGACTATGAATATCTCAAGCGTACAGCAACAAGTGCTGCCATCGGCATGGCAGACGAGCTGGGATTACCAAGACCTAAAAACGTTACTTGTGTCAAACCCTCTGGGACACTGTCTAAAATCATGGACACAACCGAAGGTATTCACAAACCCCTGGGCAAGTACATATTCAACAACGTACAGTTCAGTAAATATGACCCAGTTGTAGAAGTTCTGCGTCAAGCAAATTACAATGTTATCAATCACCCTACTGATGATAGCGGCGTTCTTGTTACTTTCCCGGTAGAATGGGAAGATGTTCCTTTTAATATTGTAGAAGGAAAAGAAGTTAACTTAGACAGTGCTGTTGATCAACTAGAAAAGTATAAACTGATTCAGAATAGCTGGACTCAGCAAAATACATCAGTAACTATTAGTTACGATCCTAGTGAAGTCCCAGCAATTATTGACTGGTTGCTGGATAATTGGGATACTTATGTAGGCGTGAGTTTTATTTATCGTACTGATCCTACAAAAACTGCCAAAGATCTTGGCTATTTATATCTTCCACAAGAAGTAGTTGATGAACAAACTTTCAAAGAGTATGTTTATAACTTAAAACCAGTATCGCTTGATGATGCCAATAGTTTTGATGAAATTATGGGCGAAGATTGTGCAACTGGTGCTTGTCCTATTCGTTAAAGTAAAATCATGGAACAACAAACAAACGAAATCATTCGCATTAATTTAACAGACCTGAGCCTTGATGAAGTCAATGCTATTCTAGTAGCTTTACAAGAGCTGCCAGGCAAGATCTGTAATCCACTAAGCGAAAAGATCAGAAATCAGGCTCAGCCTCAGCTACCTCAGCCACCTCAGCCACCTGCTGAAGAACAAATAAAAGCTGAATAAACAAAAAGCCCCTATAACGCAAGTTATAGGGGCTTTTTTATTAGTCATTACCAGTCATTTCATCTTCGTCAACCACTAATGTGGCGCGTAGCATCCAGCTGTGTTTTGCATGAGCATCTTGACGATCTGCCAAGAAGTTAGCTAAACCGTACTTTTTATTAGCATCTGCTTTTTCATAGGCAATAGCAAACATTTGTTCCATATTTTCACTATCTGTTAGCAAATTTTGTAACATATCGTGACAATACATAGGCATTTGATCTATTCCACCTACAGCACTGATTTTATTTAGTGCTGATAAACTTGCTGGAGTATATGCTTGTATCTTGCGAATGTTTTCTGCAAAATCATCAATACTGCCATATACTTCGTCATAGATACGCTCAAATAGTGCATGCAATTGAGGGAAATCATCGCCCTCTACGTTCCAGTGAAAATTTTGTGCTTTTAGTGCAAAAGCATACTCACTAGCAAACGCTGATTTCAAATAATTAATTAAGTCTTCCATAGTATTTCCTAGTGCTAAAGCGTTTGTAATAACAAGTACTTTACCTTCTCTGGCGCGCATAATTTGATCACGCTTTGTTTTACTCCAACTGTACCCTGCATCACCGCCCCACAAATCCCAGGCTACTCTACCTTTGCTAGGATAACCTTCTTCGCCACTATTAAATCCTGTGGCTTGTTTGTCGGGCTCATGTCTGCTGAAAAATGAGTACATACGAAGAACTGTACGCTCACTTAAGGTCTCCTGTTTAACTAGCTGATGTGCTCTGGCTAATCCAACGGCAGTACCTCCTGGCTTACCTTCTTCTTTCCATTTTAGTGCTCTACGAGCTGCGGAGGCCATGCCTTCCGTTGGTTTTAGGTTTAAATCAGCCATTTTAATTCTTGTATGCTAAAATAATTTGTTTACACATACGACTACGAACAATATCATCATCCATAAATCGTACAACTTCAATGCCTTCAATATGCTCTAAACGTTTTACCGCATCACTTAACCCGCTATCTGGGATATCCGACTGGTCAACATCTCCGCTGATAATCATTTTGCAATTCTTACCAATACGGCTTAAGAGCATTTTCATTTCTTCACGAGTGGCGTTTTGAGCTTCGTCTACTAATACAATGCAATTATCAAAGGTTGCCCCTCGCATGAATCCCAGCGGTTTAGGATCAATATTGCTGTTTTTTAGCGCGTACTCATAAAAACCTTTTCCTAGGCTTTTTGTAAAAACCTGATCAAATGGGTCTAGATAAGGGGCATATTTTTCTTCCAAAGTACCTGGTAAAAATCCTAAGCCGCGACCTGTTTCTACATTAGGTCTTGTGAGAATTATTTTCTCTACGCGTCTATGAAACAACTCACCCGCTGCATAAGTAGCAGCAACATAAGTTTTACCTGTACCAGCAGAGCCAATTCCGAAAATTATATCATTTTCTTGTATAGCTCTTAAATATTCGCCTTGAATAAAGTTTAACGGTTTTACATCACGAAAACCATATTCTACCGGATTACTATTGGCAGAAACAACTTTACCACGTCTAGCTTTTTTACCACTTGCCATAAACTTCCTTGTGTGGTTAATAAATCGGGCCTGAGTATATATTATACCAGGCCCTGCTTGTTAGGTCAATACAAATTTTATTTAGCAGGAACTTTGGTACCTTCTAGCTTTTTGTGTATTTTTACTGTTTTACACACTTCTTTGGTTTTGCCAGTTTTAGCATCTTTTGTTTCTTGGCAAACCTTTTTAGTTTGAGGTTCTGCTGCATAAGCAGTACCAAACATTAGTGCAACAGTTAAAATTAAATAGCGCATAGTAATCCTTAAATTAGAGGTTGAGGAGCAGCTGGAGGAGCTAATTTTCCACCAAATCCTGCTTTTGGTGCTGGGGGTGCAAAGTCTTGTGCACTTGTGCCTGGGCTACCTTGAGCAAGTGAGTTTGTTACTGATGGTGCAGCCGGTACGGGATCTGGCAAGCTAGGTGATGTAGCCCCTGCAATCTTTTCTTGACCACGACTCCAAGCACTAACGCCAAGTACAGCACCCATTGCAACGTGGAATAATCCTCCACCTTGTAAGGTAATAGGAGCCCACTGACGGAATGCATCATTAGCGGCTTCGGTTTCATAAAATTGAACCAGAGTCCATAAAATAGGGAATATGGCAAAATCACATAAACATACTAGCATATACATAATTGCCATCATTGGACGCCACTTTCGGGTCATCCAATCTTCTTGGGATTTCTTTTCTTCCATCTAATACCTCATAGGGTTAGTGGTAGCCACAGCCATAGACCTTGTGACATAAATAATGTTGCTATACTTCCTACAACTGTAGAAGCCCAGAATAGTGGCATACTCACTGCTAAGATAGAAGCGGATAATAAAACAATTGCGATTTGAAAAAAGCTACCAGCAAAAGTTAACCATGGATTAGATTTTTTGATCTGATCACGCTCAGCTTCTAGAGCCTTGGCTTTTGCCATTAGTTCTTTTTTGCCTTCGCCTGTAGCTGGATCGCTTTCATAACGATCTATTTTAGCCTGTAACTTTTCTACTTTTGCCTTTTCACCACGATATTCAGCATCGTCTTTTGCCATTTCAGCTAGTGTTTGCTTAATAGATTTAGCTTGATAAAAGCTCCAGGTATCGTTGGCTTTTATTGTGTTGTTAAGAACCTTACTACTATTGCCACTACTAATATAAGTATTAATGGCCAGAAGAGCAGCAAGAACAGTAATAACCCATCCAGCTTTATCTTTAATTTGAGCTTCTCGCTCTGATCTACTAAGAGGTTTCTTTTCCTCAGCCATTGTTTCTCCTAATTACACAGATAAATTTTTGGTAAAGATTATCCAAAGCACAGAAGCTAATATGCCTAGCACTACAAATATACTAAAGACAATAACTCCGTTGAATATAACTTCAGCTAATCGCTCTTTTCTTTTTCTCTCTGCTTCTTTCTGTTCTCGCTCTAAGCGATGTTTTTCTTTTACAAGACGGATATGCTCTTTTTGCATGTTATCCCAGATTTCAGCATTGCCTGACCAGTATAATAGATTTTTTAATTCCTTTTTATACTCGATCATTTGATTAGCCATAAAAGCTGTTTGCAATGCCTGAGCTTGTAATTCCGAATCAGATTTCTTCAGCAGATTCAGCTTTAACTGAATATTAGCTTTTTGAATATCTGATTCTAGTGTAAAGAACTTACCAATGTCATTAACAATACTGACTACATCCTTTGATGTATTCATTGCACTTTTTATATTACTAACAACACTTTGTGCGGCAACGAAAGCAGCTCCTATGCTAATAGGATCTATCATGATTACTTATTAGCTAAAGGATTATCTATAGCTTTTTGAATCTTTGTATCTACGTCTCTATTAATCTTTTCCAGTTTAGAATCTATGTCGCGTTTTAGTTTATCCATATCATCACGATTACGGTCTAAGTTTGCGCGAAGATCTTTTTGCACAGTTTTTAAGTCAGCATCTGTTTCACGTTGAGCTTGTTTAACACTACGCTCAATTTGTTCAGTTACTGTTTCATTACGACGTAAATCATTTTTAAGATCATTCTTTATATCACGAGTATAATCAGAAGTTTTCGCACTGTTTTGCTCAATAACAGCCAATCGTTTATCAAACTCGCTGAGATCAGGTGAGATATATTCTGCTATTTTCTTCTTCATACCTTGATAATCTTTATACACCTCAAAAGTGCCATATAAACCACCAAGCATTGAAGATACTAGTGTAAAGGCTACCATCAGTTTAGCTGGAGTAAATTCATATCCGCCAATACTGATAACAGTATCTTTACTTGCATATTTATGTACGGCTGCTTCGGCCGCATCTATCTTAGCATTAACGTCTTTGTTATCTGCCATAGGTACCTCACTTCTGGTATTGTAATTCTACCAGCTGCTGATGTAATCTATCAGAAGATAATTGTCTTAAGACTTTTTGATTATCTACTACACGCTGGTTTCTGTAAACGGGTTTATCACTGTAAAATTGGGCATCCTGTAATAATGCCTGAGTATAAAGGTTGAATGATTTAGGTATAGTAGCTAACTGCTCTATGCCTTTTCCAGTAGCAAGTTCGTTATTACTAACAGATTTATTAACAGAAGGTCCAGTATTTTGGTTTACTTCTGGTTGTTTTATTTCGGTGGTATCTGTTAATGAGAACGGCGTAAACTCACCAGGTCTTATGGCTGCTACTAATTTTGTAGGTTCCGGTACCTCAATTTTAGGCACTGGTGCAATACTTGCAGGTGTATTGCTAAAAAATATTTGTTCGGGCAGTCTTGGTTGTTCTTGCTGAATTATGCTTGCTGCTGGAGCTATATTTTGTAAAATCTGTATGGGCTGTGGCTGTTGAATACTAGCAGCAATTTCAGTTGGTTTAAAACTGTTAGTAATGGCAGATCCCGCTTGTGGGCCTGAATTTGCTAAAACATTAACGACTGATTTGCTGTTAGTTTGTACACTATTACCACCTTGAAAAGTTGTTTGCGATGTTAACTGTTGTACTGCTTGCAGCGCAACCGTTTCAGCTTCTTCTTTGGCTTTGCTAGAAGTGGTGAGCGCTGCACTAACTGCTTGACTTACAGTTTGTTTTTCCACAGAGCTTACTCTATCTTGTTCTGCTCTAACAATTCCAAGTATTTGCTGTAAACTAGCTCCTGGTTTTGATTGTGAACTAGTGGTCGCTGCTGTAGTTGTTGCTGGAGTTACTGAGGTTGGGGCAGTTGTATTTGCAACTGGTTGTGTTGTAACTACAGCAGTTGGTGAGCTTGTGCTAACAGTTTCTGTTGGTTGAGTTGCGGCTTGCACTACAGGCTCTGGTGCTGCAGCTGTGGGTACCGTAAATTTAGAAATAGCTTCTAAATACCCAGGACAAGTCGGAGAGCTTAGCACATCCATAGCACACATATCAACTGAGTACTTTAAGCTAAATTGAACATTGGTTACTTCAGGACCATAAGGGCCTGCCCAACCATTTGTATCATACCCTATAAAACCATACTGTGCTGTGCCCAAGTCTTTGGTTGGTCTTGCCGCACTAAAAGTTTCACTAAAGTAAAAATTTGTCCAATCATATCGGCGATTGGTCCAAGCACCGTAATCATAATGTTCTAGTACTTTACCACTTGGGTCTGTAAATAAAACATAAGCATCTAAGTAATCTTGTCGGGCTCCGTCCCAGCCATTACCATTTTTAGCTCTAAAAGCAAAGTTAAAGCCGGTTACTTGTAGGCCGGTTCCGCTATTTGGTAATGCATTAGCTATGTTTACAACTTGATGTAAGTCTGTATAACCATAGCTAAAGTTTATCATACCATAGCCATTGGCATTTACATAAGGTCTAGGGCCGCAATAAGCGCCGTACCAACCATCTTGAGGTGACCAGCAAGACAGTGAACCTCCTACTTGCCCAGCATTATACCAATTACTGGTTGTAGCAGTAGGAGTTCCTGTAAAGTTAACAAGATTTCCTGTTACAGATTCTTGGGCATTAGAAAAGTTTATGAGCAATAATGCCAAGCAGTGCGCCAATACCCACTTTTTTATACGTGTCATCTAACTTTTCCTTCTCTAACTGAGGAACCTTCTCAGGATTTGAGTCCCAGGCAGCTTTAGCTTGTTCGCCAATCATGCCTTCATAAGGACAGGGTGTTCCCGCTTGCATCATAGCATCAAACACACGGCGATCCTGACACATTGTAGCAACTGCCGCAACTTTCATACCCATGTCGTATAGTGTTTTGCTTAGTTTTAGTCGTTCACAATTCATATCACGAATTGTACCGCCACTGCTAACACCAAATACTTGGGTTTGTACACTGCCACTACTGCCAGTAGAACACAAGTCAGCATTACCACCGGATAACATAGCAGGCGCTACCGCGGTTGGAGGTGGTTGAATTACACGTTGAGTAATAACACTTTCATTCAAGTTTTTGTTTGTTACTTCACCACTTTGAATGTTTTGATTTACATTGGTATTAACAGATTGGTTCTGATTAATATTAGTATTGGTACTGGTACTTGCACTTTGATTTATGTTAGTGTTAGTATTGGTATTAACAGCAGTGCTTGTACTTGTACTAGCATTGTTATTATTATACGTCATTGTACCAGTATTAATATTATTATTTGTATTAGTACTGGTTGAGGTACTTGTATTAACGTTATTGTTATTATACGTCATAGTACCTGTATTGACGTTATAGTTTGTATTAGTAGAAGTGGTGTTATTGTTATACGTCATTGTACCACTATTAATATTATTATTAGTGGATACGCTTGAAGACGTACTGGCATTATTATTGTTGTAGGTCATAGTACCACTATTGACGTTATTGTTATTATACGTCATTGTACCACTATTAACATTATTGTTATTTACTGTTTGGGTTCCGCTATTAACATTGTAGTTAGTATTGGAAGTGGTACTGGTATTATTATTTGTTGTAGTAACGTTACTAGTACTTGTGCTGGTACTGTTACTATTTGTAGTATTAGTACTGGTTACAGTACTTGTTGAATTACTGGTATTATTTGTATCTACTAAGGTTGTTGAATCATAAGTAGTTTGGGCAACAGCATTGCCAAATACTAATGCAACTACTAATACAAGTTTTTTCATATCACACTCCTAAAACGTGTAGAGCATGTTGATAATGCTTTTCTCTATCGGCTAATCCAATTGTACCGCCATTAATTCGTTTAGTTAAATTTAAAATATCGCCAGCATCAGCCCAACGATTTAACCCATTTGTTTCCCAAAACCAACAGGCGCTTTGAGCAGCACCTTCAAAAGTCTCTAAGTATTCGCTTGCATCTTCTACACCAATTTCTAAACTAGCGGCAAACCAACTATAATTATCTTTACCAGTTAGTTGAATTAATCCGCGACCACAGTATCGATAACCATCACCACTAGCCTCGTCTCCATTGCCCATGCGATTAGCATATACTCGGTTGGCAATAGCTTCTTGTTTATTCAACTTGGAGGCATATTGTTGCGCTATTTCATCAGTGGGAAAGTATTTAGGAAAAATTTTACGAAGTGTAGCTGCACGATAATTTAAATTTTCTTTTAGTGCAGTAAATCCCGCTGACTCGTGAGAACATTGTGCAATAAACGCCGCAATTCGTTGCGGCGTATCAATCCCATAGTCTGGAAGTAACTGTTGCAGGGCATTATGCCAATAGGTTACATAAGGGTTTTTAGGTATCAATTCGCGTAATTGCTGTAAAGTTAATTCCATAGACTATTCCTTAACAAGGTTCGATTGAGCAGTTACCTAGTATAATAGGTGGCTGAGTAAGTGTAGTAGTACTTGTTGATGTTGTACTTAAATTCCTACTATCTGTAAAAGTATAAGAGCCAGTGCCTATTACACCAGTTCCATTAAGTGGTTGGTAAGTGTTAGAACTGCTGCTCCAACCAGTGTTGGCGGCATTAACAGCACTTCCACTACCAGTGGTAATGGTAACATTTGGTTGTGGTGCTTGAATTTTACCAGCAATAAGATTTGCTGCTGTAAACCCACTGTTAGCTATGTCGCTAGCAGCTGCATACCCTGCTCGTGACATTGTTGTAAAAGCTGTGTTTGTTGAAGCAGCTTGTAAATAAGCGTTGTCGCTTTGACGCATACCTAATTGAGTTGCATTGTCGCTTTGACGCATTGCAACCGCTGTGTTTCTATTGATCGAATAGAATTGTGTTAGGTTAGGTAGCAGTAAACTTGTCCATTGCAATGCTACTTCTGCGGTTGATTTTGGTGCCGCAACTTGATGTTGTTGTACACCACCGCCGGCTTGTTGTAGGGCCATAGTAGCTGCAACTTTAGCTGTTGTATCGCCTTGTTTAGCAATTTCACTAAGAGCTTTAAATCGGGCTGTTTCAGCAGCTGCAAAAGCTTTTTGTACTTCGCTATAGGCTAGGTATTCTTGATTAGTTGCGCAACCAGCTAAAGATAAAGTTGCGGCTAATACTATCAATAAGTTTTTCATTTTATTTGAACTTACCGTAAATAGAACGTTGGGTTTCGTACCACTCTATCCAACCAGCGGCTTTTTCAGCACACTCGTGGTAAGTGGTATAATTTTCTGCCACAGTTTTGGTTAAGTCCGATAGGCTTACGCCTTCTGGAACTGGTTTTAAGTCACTGGGGCATGGTTCAGATAGTTCTGGTGGAACTTCTGGAAATCGTACAGTAACAGGTACGGTTGTGGAACATGCAGATAATAACCCTAGGGCCATTATCGCTAATAGTGCTTTCACTTTTTAGTACCTCCAGCTGCTTGATTGTGTGCGCTAACTACTTCACGCGGTATATCGCAACGGTCGTTGTACTTTACTACTTCGCGATCTACATACTCTACAACATCACGACCGCGTTCACGAACAACTTGTATTTTGGTTACCAGCTTTTCTTGTATAACTGTGTTAGCAGTTTTTGCTTCCGACTCTACCGCTGCTGCTCGTGCCTCTAGTGCAGCAGCTTTTGCTTTCCACGTATCATTGCAGAAAGCGTAGCCGCTTAGGTATACACCTACAAACAGTATGCATACGCCTGCCAGCTTTAGCTGGCGAGTGTATGCGATTTTGGGTAGTAGTAGTGCTATACAAGTTAAGGAGAAACCAAGGAAAAATATGCCATAAAATAGCATACTAGGTAAATGGTTTATTAGCCAGAACATTGATTATCCTGTTTGTTTTGCCGGAGTATTTTTAATATAATCTACTTCTAATTGTGTTAATCTAAAAGCCTCTGGTAAAGACGCATTACTAAATATGTTCAGATAATCAGAAAGAATATTAGATTTCAGGTTAATATTTTCATATCCAGAAATAAGTTTAGCTGCAGAAAGAAGTAGTAATTTAATACTATATAAATCTGCTCCGTTAACTACTAATGAGTTAGCATAATCAATATCAGTTAAAAATAATGTTGCTAAATCATATTTTGTACTTATACCATTAGATGTAATTGGAAATCTTTTGTGTAGATTATTTACAGATAGTATCCATTTATCTGGATCTTCGGGCTGTATAAAAGTAGAATCCTCATACCTCCACCCGATGCCGGGAGAAGGGATTGTCGAGGTAATATCTATTACATACTGCCACGCGTCTTTGAAGTTTTCAACTACTTTCTCGTCGTCAACTTCGATAACATTTTCAACAACACTATTGTTAATTAGTGCAAATTGCATTATAATTTCCTTACTGATTAAGAATAGTATCTAAACGAAGCTGCACCAGCCCCACCACCGGCTCCATAACCATAAGAGCCACCACCACCACCATAACCGTATGAGGCTAAATTAATACCCCAATATGTACCCGATCCCGCCCCACTACCTTGGCCGAATACACTATTGGGTGGCGAATAGCTTTGACCATTTAATGACCAAAATAGTGTGCCATTACCCCAAGGCGCACCCGATGAACCACTACCAGCATAACCTTGATATGATCTGCCACCGCCACCGCCTGCTCCGCCATAAAAGCCAGTACCACCAGTTGTAGGGGGTTGGTCCCAGTTATTACCATCACCGCCACCGCCACCACCACCAACTTTAGCGGCTACAAGTCCGGAACCTAGGGTCAGTATAGTGGTACCTCCAGCATTTCCTGTTCCTGCTGTAACTGTTCCGCCTGCCCCTATAGTTAGGGTCATCGTGGTTTCACCAAGTACAGGAATCAGAAATATTTGTGCACCACCGAATCCGCCGGTAGCACCAGTACCGCCGTCGCGACCATAACCGCCTGCACCGCCTCCGCCAATAAGTAAAGCACCAAGCAGAGTGGTTCCAGAGGGTATAGATATGCTTTGAGTGCTTGTATATACACCAGACTGTGTATACGTCTTTATACCTCCGCCGCCTGAGACGAATGGAACGAATTGAGAAAGAGTACTCATCTAAAAACCTTTAATTTAATTAGCCACCAGGAGCCACACCCCAGAAAGCATTAGTACCATCATTCCAATGACAAGTAAGAACTATGCTCGCTACGTTTACGTTACACACTAAGTTTTCAGCTATATAGTTAATATAAGTATTACTATCGGATCTAGCAATTGTGAAGTTAGCTGCTGCCCATGTTAAGTGTAAGTTCTGAATATAAATTTTATCGCCGTTTGCGCAATTTGCACGAGAAGGTAAGTACATTGTTAAAGCACCGCCGCCAGTATATACAGAATACGTATTACCAGAAACCATAGTGCCGCCGCTTGTTTCGCGACTCCAGGTACCTCGATTAATAACACGGTTAAAATTTGTGTTATTAACATACTCAACCCAGCTACCCCAAGAGTTACCAGTAATGTTTCTAGTTAATAATCTGTTAGCATTATCTTCCCATCCCCAAGCAAGTTGTGTACCCCAGTAATTAGTGCCATTACTGTGTCTTAGGTTTTGCATAAACCACCAAGTTCCGCTAGGTCCATTTGCGGACATTTCACGGAAAGATGTATTATGTGCTGGGGTATTTTGGAAAGAAGTTACCCAATCATTGCTTGTACCTGTTGCTGCCTGATAATTGGAATAACTAGCTGTTCCGGTAATACTTATACCCCAAGTACCAGATGCTCCGCTACCTGTTAATGAGGGAGCGTAGCTAGTGTAGTTCGATGTTGTTAAACCATTCGTTACTGTAGCTGCATTTCCACTAACGCTAATACCCCACGTGCCACTAGCTCCTGTACCTGTTAGGGTTGGTGCATAACTACTGTAGTTTCCAGTATCTAATGCCTCATATAACAAAGCACTGCGAGCAATAAATACTTTGCCTGCTGTAGCACCTGCTATTCCTCCGCCTCCAGGGGTAAGATTAATATTTCCACCCATGGTTGAGGTTGAGCCACCAATACTTATATTGGCTCCAGTATTAATACCTTGAGAAGTTTGGAAAGCCCCAGCACTAATACTAAGACCACCCGAAGTACCAGCTGATGCCCCGGACAATATCATTCCTGAACCATATTGGATCAAGGAGTCAGTGGTTGTTGTGTTACCTGCCCCTATTGAAACAAGCCCTCCATTACCAACATTAGTACCATTATTAGTACCACTATTAGCACGAATTTCGATCGTAGAACCAAAGGACCATGTGCCTCCACTATCTCCTTGTGCAAGTCCACTTAGTAGAAGAATACCTCCGCGCTTGCGAACGTTCACACCGCCAACAAAAGACGTCCAAATAGAAGTTGCACCGCCACCAAGAACTTCAATATGGCCATTACCGCCTGTTGCGTTGGCTTGACCAACACCAGTAGAGCCTTGGATTAATACCTTTGAGCCGTAACTTGCAGTACTACTTGGTGCGCTATATGCAGCTTGATTGTAGATTGTACCGGTTAGTGTACCACCAGCTAATGGCAGATATGTACTAGCAGCAGTACTAGAAGTTAAGTAACCACTTAGATCTGAACTGGTAATATATCCACTTGGATTTGTAGAGTTATAAGGTGTAAAACCTAGGGCAGTGGTAACATCATTGGAATCTAAAGTAATAGCACCTGTACGAGTATTAAAGCTGGTAACACCACCATCAATTTGAATATTACCACTACCAAGAATACTATTACCATTTACAGTTTTGATATTAGTACCACTTACTAGAGTAGTTTGGTAAGTACTTGCGGCCGTACTAGAAGTTAAGTAATCGGCTAATAAAGTTGCTAATCCAGTTACTTCAGAAGTGGCTACCGCCCCATCGGCTAGCACATTGCCGGTACTTACTAATTGTGCTAATGTGTTTGCCTTTGACATAAATTACTCCACTACAGGATTCCAAGGTAACGGAGTATCCGTTAAACCAGCCTTTTCAATTTCACGATTTAACACAATTTGAATATGTGTTTTTAAACCATCCATATTATCATAACTTGCTTCAACAAAGGAAACTACATCTGCTTCTGTTAAATTAGCTAATTGAATGAAAGTTTCTTGTTCTGGTTCTTTTAAGACAATATTTTGTGGTAACTCAAATGTCTGACCAGAGTCTGTACCAATCACAGTGAAATCAACAGCGCGAATAACGCCAGTTAGTTGACCTATTGTAGCAGTACTGATTTTATTAATTTTTATAGTAAAAGTTGCGGCCATTATTAACCTTTCATATTAGGTAACTGTATAAGCGTTAGCAGGATTGATAAGGCTATTATCAAGTAATGGATCAATTGCTGTAGCTATTTGTTTAAAAGCATTAACTTCTAAATTAGCCTTAATAGCTGTTAACGTGCCCCAACGTGTAACATCAATAGCTACAACAGTATATGTTAAAGCTGCCATAATATCCTTAACTTATTTTCATTAGAACGCCATAGGTAGCAGTACCGTAGGCTCCAGTGTGGAAATAGTAATATGTTTCTCCACCTATATTAACAGTATCACCCGTATTACCTAATCCAGCTTTACACCAGTAGATAGGAACAATTCCTGTTACAAACTGTACTGGATAACCTAATTTTGACATTTGAAAAAATACTGGAGATACTTGGTATCGTGGATTTCCTGCACTATCAATAGTATTTGCGCGAGCATTGGTTTTATACTGGAATAAATTCATCCAGTTTAGCGTACCTCCGCCGCTAACATCAGCAGTACCATAATAAGTACTGGTATTAACGTCAGTAATGTTAAATACTGTTCCGGTAACATTGGCTACGGTACTCGTAGTACTAGGTATAGCCACACTTAATATTACGGTTGAAGGTGCTGCTGTTGTCTTGTTAGACGCCTGCATGTTTTGATACTGCACAAATGGTGCAATATTCAAGCGATCATGAATTGGTGTAGAAGTGGTTTCCCAGATACCTACCATGCCACGAGCTTCTTGAATAATAGTAATATACCTGGGAGTAGCAAGTACGTGTATGGTAGTTGCAGCTGCAGACGATATATTTGGATTCTGAAAGTTAGCTGTTGTAGCTGTAGAAGTATAGCTTCTGTAACCTTCGTTTGTTGTAACACCCAGTGAAGTTACGCTTTGAGCACCACTTAAACTAAAATAGTTCATTGTTGACGCTGTTGAAGTCGTCATATTGTGTGTAAATAGTGCGTACTTTAGTGGTTTTGTAGAATCTGCACAAGGCGCACTAAACGCCCAATTATAGAATGTTGTTTGTCCAGCAGTCCAAGTAGCATCAGCACTACCATCACCAATAGTAGGTTGATCACTGGTTTTATTACTGCCCACATAGGTCCAGCCTGCTGGAGTAGCATCTACTATTAGTGATAGTGATGTACTATATCCCTGACCTGAAAGATCACTAATACTTGGATTTGCTGACGTGATTAGTCGACCAATGTCGCGTATACACTGTAAGGGATTTGCGGCGGCAGATAAAGTAAGTCTTGCGTACATTATTAGCCTCCTTAGTTTGTTTTCATTAACAGACCATATCCAGCTGTGTTTGCTCCACAGTGGAAGTATGTATATTCATCAGTACCTATTAATACTGTATCCCCAGTAGATCCCAGGGAAGATTTACACCAATACATAGGAAATACGCCTGTTACATATTGAACTGGGTGACCGATTAAATGATTGTGGATATACACTGGCGAAACCATGTACTGAGGCATGCCACTAGCATCCTGTGTCATTGCACGTACAGCAGTGTTTTGATAAGCATTTGAGCCGTTAGTTGTGCCGCCTACAGTGCTATCATAAACGCCGTAGTAAGTAGCATTATTTGGGTCAGTTACGTCAAAAGTTTGTACACCAAATACATTACCAAGTGCATTAGGCCCAGTTAGCGTAGTAGAACTAGTTCCGCCTGCAGGATTCCAGAATGCCGCAAAAGCAGCTGTTCCGTAGAAATTATTAACATCGCTAGTAGTCATTTCCACAACACCGCAGAAACCTGCACCTTCTTGTACGATTACTATACCGCGAGGAGTAGCAATAAGATGGTGAACTGCTCCGGCTGTAAATGCTGGGCAAGAGTAGGTTAACAAATCTGTAGAACCTGTACCTGATTGTTCGTATACACTAGGAGAAGTTAGTGCGGCGGCACTAGTGGCACTAACACACCCAAGTAATGCACCTGTATAGTTATAGCCTCCAGAAGAAGCTGTACTGGTTTGAGTAAGTGCAGCGTATTTCCAACGAGTAGGATAATCGGCCATGGGAGCTTTAATCGCCATAGTAAATACCGTACTTGATGAAAATGCCGTTTGTGTAGTACCTGCTGCAATTGAGGGTCTATCAGATGCGCTAGTACCACCAACATAGGTCCAGCCTGCTGGAGTAGCGTCTAGTACAACTGAAGATGCTGCGTCGTAACCATACGAGCCGATATTAGCCGTGCTCGGTGAAGCGGAGGTAACCAGACGGCATATGTCGCGGATACAGCTAGTAAGTGTACTTGTGGTATTTGTTGATTGTACTACTAATCTTGCATACATTAAACAGCTCCCTGAGTATTATCGAACCATAGAGTAGCACGACTATCTACAGGTGCTGTTACGCAAGAAAAATATACTACACCACCAGTACGAATTACGTTATAGCTGATATGTGCGGCTTCTTGAGCTTGCTGCAAGGACTCCAAGTTTCCGTCCCATTTATAGATAATGGCTAAACCAAAATAATCTTTTATTTCTTGTTCTGTCATGATGCATTCTGGAAATAGTTAATGGTGGTAGATAAACCTACAGCTTTAGTTGTAGGCGCTCCTGAATAGGCAACGTCTAAATAAATATAACCATTTGCAACTACACTAAAACTAGTACTATATGTAACAGTTAGCGTATTTGCAGGAATAGTTATTGTTGTTACTGTTGTAGCTGTTGCATAAGCGGTACCGGTTTTTACGGTAATTAATACGGATGCAGCTTTAGCTGCCGATCCCAATTTTGTTACAATGCTATTTACAACAGCACCCGCTGGACCTAGTGATACTCCTTTGCCTAGATTAACTGCAGCAATTACCACTGCCGAAGGCCCTTGACTTAATATCCTATTTTGCTGAACAGCACCAGCAATTAAACTTTTAGCAGTAGCATTGGTACTTTTGTCTACTGCTGAAAAAATTCGGCCTATGGTATTATCTATTAAAATTGATCTTGTTCTTGCCATAGTTTAATCCTTATACTGAAATTGTTTCAACTGTAGCTTTCCAGTTAAAAGTTTTAGCCGCGACACCAGTTACCATTACTTGAATACCGCTACTAGACGACAAGACTTCCACATAAAGGTTGGGATCAGTTTTTACAATAACTTCTTCGTATAAATTACCAATATCAACAGGACTACCAGAAGTAGTAGCTGCAACTCCACGAAGAACCCAAGCACCATAATCACCAGAACTATCAGTACGTTTAGCAATAATTTTTACGGTTAAGAAATAAGCTGTATTGTCACTAGTTGTAATAGTGGCTAATGCTGTGGCGGTGCCGTCTGTAGTAGTTGCCGTATAAGGAGTAGGACCACTGCCACCACCACCGCCACTGATTTCAATATTGCCACTACCAAGAATACTATTACCATTTACAGTTTTGATATTAGTACCACTTACTAGAATAGCTTGATATGTACTTGCGGCCGTACTAGAAGTTAAATAACCGGTTAAAGCTGAACTGGTAATATATCCACTTGGATTTGTAGAGTTATAAGGTGTAAAACCTAAGGCAGTGGTAACATCATTGGAACCTAAAGTAATAGCACCTGTACGAGTATTAAAGCTGGTAACACCACCATCAATTTGAATATTGCCGCTACCAAGAATACTATTACCATTTACAGTTTTGATATTAGTACCACTTACTAGAATAGCTTGGTAAGTACTTGCGGCCGTACTAGAAGTTAAATAACCAGTTAAAGCAGAACTGGTAATATATCCACTTGGATTTGTAGAGTTATAAGGTGTAAAGCCTAGTGCAGTGGTAACTTGTGAGCTTGTTAATGTAATTGAGGAAGCAGATTGGTTTTTCCAAATACCTGTAGAGGCCTCGTATACTAATAAATCTTTATCTACTTTATTTGTTAACAGTACATTGTGCAGCTCATCCAGCTCGTAACCATTTTGTATTTTTACCTGGATACTACCGTTGTTAGCATTTACACGTGAAACTACACCAATATATACCATGTGGTTTGGTGCGGAAGGTATATTACTTACACCAAACACTAGTCCGCCTGCTGTACTAGCTGATAACCATACGGCATCGCCAACAGTAGCGGCAGAAGTATCTATTCCACTTATAATACCTTCGCAAACTACATAACCAATTTCATTGGCAGCTAAATCTTGTAGTAGCAAACCAAAAGTTTTACTAGAGGTGGATTCAGTGTTGGCTTGCGCTTTACTAACCAAGATATTAGTACCATTAGCGCCGCTGATATAAACAGCCATGCCTTTGGTTAGTGTACCTCCAGTACTGTTTTTTACTAGTACACGAATATCTGTGGCAAAATTATCTATCCAGGTAGTATTATAATCAGTACCACTAACTTTAGATAGAACTTGACCAGGAGTACCTCCTGTTGGCATACCGCCCAAAGCCAAGAAGCTATTATATCCAACAATGGTAATAACATCGCCTGTAATAGCTGGTACAGTTAAAACTACAGAAGTACCATTGGAAGCTGTAAAATCTTCACCATCTGTTAGTGAAACACCATTTAGTCTAACATCAATATAAGGACTTGTATAGCTAGCGGCAAAGGTTGTTTGGCCATTAGTGGCGGTATAAGTATAACGATTTTGTAAGGCTCCTGTGCCTGTACCACTACTACCGCCACCTTCCTGTAGTGTAACAATATTTTCTGTTACACCGTCAGTTTTCTTAAAGAACAATTTACCGTCATAGGTATTAATTGCCAGTTCACCTAGTTCAAGATTACCATTAGTAGGAACTTTACCAGGAACTGAACTTCTTTTTACTCGGATATCACTTGCCATATGGCTGTCCTTCACTATTTAGCTATTAGTCCAAGTATATACCTGAACGAAATTAATAAGTACCACCGTCTACTAAGAGTATGGATACTGTACCAGAAGTAACACTAAAGTTTACTGAATCAAACTGAGCTAAACCTTTTACGCTAGTAGAGGCTGTAGGAATAGCAGTAGAACCAGCAGCAGTTATTAAACCTTTTGCATTAACTGTAAAGTTTGGAACTGTTGTACCATCTCCAAAACTTCCTACGTTACTATTAACTGTTGCAAGTGTGATAGCTGTACTAATATTTGCGCTGCCATCAAAACCGCTAAAAGTAGCAGTTGCGTCACCAGTTAGTGCTAGATCTCGTGCTGTTTTTAATTTTGTTGCTGTATCGGCATTACCTATTAAGTCGCCATATACTTTGGAGACGTTTAAATCTTTGTTTAGGTTCCAGCGATCGTCAGTACTTGTATAAGTTAAAGTAGCTGCAGTTGTTGGGCCTAAGATAGTTAAACCAGCACCATTTGCCTCGGCAGCATTAGCTGCGTCTTTGGCTAGGGTAATGTTTGCATCACCAATAGCAACTGTTGTGCTATTAACTGTGGTAGTTGTACCTTGTACAGTTAAGTTACCAGTAATTGTAGCATTACCAGAAACTGTAATATTAGCACTTGTAATATCGTTGCTATTTAAAGTGCCATTAACTGTTACGTCGTTGAAAGTAACATTGTCTGTTGTACCAACTGGCTGACCAATGTTAATTGTAACAGTATTATTAGTTACGGCCGTTGTTGTGCCTGTACCATTAGCAAAGTTTAAAGTATCGGTAAGTAAACTAACTGTATCAGTACCTGTACCGCCACTGATATTTAAACTGCCGGCTACATCAACAGTGGTTACAGCAGTTACCAAACCTTTAGCATTAACTGTTAGTACTGGAATTTGTGTAGTTCCACCAAAACTACCTACATTGCTATTAACTGTTGCAAGCGTAATGGCTGTACTTAAGTTCTGAGTACCATCAACACTGCTAAAAGTAGCTGTAGCATCGCCCGTTAAGCTAAGACTACGCGCATTTAGCCACGCAGTGGCTGTACTCGCGTTGCCTACTAGGGCACCCGTGGCACTATTAAACTCAATGTTTCCGTTTGAGTCACGTTTTACTAATGTGCTTGCGGTCGCTAGGTGAGTAGCAGCATCCACCATATCGGTGTAGCGCTTACCACCAATGATAATGTGATTAACAGCGTTACCATTAGTTTCAGTACCCATACCAATGTACAGTCTATCACCGCCATTGGAACCGTTATCTGATAAACCACTATATGCTAATTCGCCCGCGCCAAGTACCGCAGGATTACCAGCTACTTCCGATCTTTTGATCTTAATTGTAGAAGACATCTCTTATTCCTTTAGAATTGGCCACAGTCTACTGTTTGTTTATTAAGTAGTACTGTGCTAGTCCATTTATTTGTTAATTCACTGTAAACAAGAATGCTACCATCTCCTAGAGTGCTGATATCCGTATCTAACATTTCTGCGAAGTTTCGTGCACCTGCTGGACCCATTATTCCAGTTACAATGACTTTAGGCTGTTTAGTATCTACTACAACAGTGCTTGACTTATCTTCTACTACAACGGCATTTGTTTTATTTACTACTACTATCTCACTCATCTTGTAACCTCCGGTACTAATGTTAAGTTACCTATTAAAAATGGTACAACAAGATTATCTTGTGAGGTAAATAGTTCAAGTGAGTACACGGCTGTTGTAAATGTAAATGCCTGTGTTACCGATGCTGGAAGATTTATCTCTATAGTTTTATAAGTATTATTTAATACTATTTGATTATTTGTGGTAGTAGCTTCATGTAAAATAGTAGTACTATCAACAGTTTCCCTGATTTGCATGCGGCCACTATAGCTACTTAAATCCACTGGTTGATTGAATTCTACTACACCACCGCTGGTATAGTTCGAATATTGTAAACTATTTACAGCATTAATAGTAATGGCTTTAGTGTTTGCATTAACATCTGTAGCCGTATAATAACTATCAATACCACTATTAATTTCTTTCATGCCGGATACACCTGTTACTCTGAACCTCCATCCGGCTGGCAGTTGAGGGTTGTCAACTGTTGTGACAACGCAAGGAGCACTTTTTGATATACTTGAGATAGGAACATAAACTTTTGTTTCTGATTCCCACCTGAAAAGTTCACTGAAAGTACTTCCTTGGTATATCTTATAATTAATTTTAGCTGGCTGCTGCATATACCTCGCTGCCTTTCTTTTGCATTACAGTCATATTTTTCACACTACTAATCTCGTTAGTAAGTGCCGCAACTTCTGTATGCAGTCTTTGATTTTCAATAGTAAGCTTTGATAATTGTTGATTTAACAAAATTATCTCTTGTTGAAGTCTATTCAACTCTTTAGAAAGCAATGTGTTTTGACCACTCATTCTTTCTAGCTCTTGATGCATTAGCGTAATTACGCTAGTCTCAGCAGTAGTTGATTTCCAGTCTTTTAATAACTTTTGGACACCTACGGTTAGTGCGATCGCAGCTAAAGCTACTACTGAGAGTGTTTGTACTAAGGTTTGAGTATCTATCTGTTCCATCGCACTTCTCTTTCCGTTGTAGTATTATTTTGTCAAGAAAAAATATTTACACCTTTGGGTATTTTGATATATTATACCACAAGGGCAGCTGTTTGTCAATGCAAAAAAATACCCAGCTTACGAGTAAGCTGGGTATTTCTGTAATGATTATGAACCCTGTTTTAATGTTTGGACTTCTTGTTGAAGTTCTATGATTTTTGCATTTAGTTCGTGTATTGCTTTTACTAAAGGTGCTGTTATAGCAGAATAATCTAAACCTGCTATTTGTTTTCCTTTTGAAGGGTCAACAGGATTTATATAACCTTCAGAAACAAAGCGACTATCTGGAAAGTCTTCCGCAATGAATCCAACTTTAGGGGCATTGGTCGCCTTTAAGTTAAACTTTACAGGTTCTAATGATAAGATAAAATCTAGTCCAATATCAATTGACTCTATACTATCCTTTAGTCTTCTAGAACTACCGGTATATCCGCCAGCAGAATAAGTTGAGCCGTCAGTCCAGAAACCATTTCCACCGTAATTTATACCACTAGTTATACTACCATTATAACCTACAAAACCAGGTGTACCTCTAGCTACAAATGCCCCATTAATTCCTATACTTCCATTATTTGCAGCAATTGTTACACCACTGAAATAAGGAATTGAGCTGGAAGGATAATTGGTTACGGAATATGTGCCAGTAATAAGCGAATTATTACTACCAACATAAATACTACCTGCTATACCAATATTACCTGTAGTAGTTAGTGTAGAAGAATATATGTTGCCAAAAGATGGGCTTGACCCAGTTGTTATTACTGACGAACCATTAAGTGTTAGTGATCCGTTTGTTATATTAACTGGACCATTGGCATTAATCGCGTAACTATCTGTAGCTAAGTATGTATAGTATCCAGTGTCTCTATGGTTTAAATAACCTGCTACGTTGTATGCACAGAACAGAGCATTTGTACGGTTATTACCTGTAGCAAGGTCATCAATACCATAACCATAGCGATTACCAAAACCACCTGCCCAACTAGACCATACAGTGGATGCTGCAAAAGCCATGTTGCTTGAGGATAGAACACCTAAGCCAAGAGTATCATTTCGTGTACTACGGAAATAGCCTACCGTTGCAATAGTTCCAGAAACGGCTGTACCATTACCAAAACCGAACTGAGTTCCGTATAAGTTAGAGCTAAGTGAACTAGATATGGAATCTACACTTATAGTACCAGTTATAATACTGCCGCCATGAATACTGGTTTGTCCGCTGTTTGATAGGTTGCTAAAAGTGACTAAGCTACTAAAGTTCTGATGATTGAATGGTGCACTAAAAGTAGGCGTACCATAATCAGTTCCATAAGCTGATTCAGTAACTACATACCTTGCTGCCCAGTATGTGCCATTGCCTGTCATAGTAACGGTAGTTGACCAACCAGAGCTAAGTCCAACAAAAGTACCAGTACTAAAATAAAAATAAGTAGCTGTTGGAGTTGCAGGCTGTAATCCTGTTGAACTAGTATAATAAATATATCCGGAAGTAGATTTTACTGCATTTATACCATTTGTACCGTTACTACCACTTGATCCAGTAGCTCCTGTAGCTCCAGTTTTACTTTTAGCAATACTATATATTTTATCAATAGTTACAGAACCATAAACAGCTCTTAAAGTAGCTATAGCAGTATCTGCAGACATAGCTGTTATAGTGTATACACCACTGCTATTAATACTAATAGTTACGTTTGATGAAGTAGCTACACTATAAGTAACTGAACCACTAGTAGTTTTATCAGTAATTCCATCAAAAACTTTAAAAGTACCACCAGCAGAAGAAAAGCTTCCAACAGTTCCTGCAGCATCCGCAGAAACTACAGCTGCTTCATTCGTTAATAAACCACTTACTGCATTAGCTCCGTCAGTACCTGGTTTAATACCGATAAGAGACATAACATCTGAAGCTAAAACTGTACCTGTATTAGCTCCCTCTCGAATATTAACTTTTATCTGCTGTGGCATTGAGCTAAAGTTAGCCGCCGGAGTATAGGTGTAAGTATTAGTAGTAGTATTTTGAACAGTTATTCCTGCAAGTATAAACTCGTAATAAACTGTGCCAGAAGTGTTTTGTGCTGTAGCTGTTACCGTACTTGTAGATGGGCTAGGAGTAGTTCCTGCTGCATTATATGCAAATGCTTGGGCTGTCATGGTTAGATCAACAGTTCTTGCACTTGTACCACTTGTTCCCGTATCGCCCTTTCTTACTTTGGTCAAATAACAGGTCATTAAAAAATATGTAGTAGTATTTGGCACGGAGCATTTGACTACAACTTTTGCTGTTGTTATTGACCCAGTATTAAAAAAGCTACCACTTATTGTAAATTCTTGATTCCAAGTGCCTGTTACAGAACCCAGTGTAGCAGTACAGTTTTCAGTACTATCTATGGTATATACAATATTTGTACCAGGAGTTAGTAAGGCAATACCCTTGGCGCCAATAATATGATTGGTAATCGAAGTTATACTTCCTTCAAGTATACCTGAAGCATTTGCACTATAGAATGCATTAGGGTCTTTAAATATAAAATTATAAGCATCACTACCTTCTTCAATAAATGCAATAGATATGGTATCAACTGCAGTATTTAAAGAAGTAAGATTTTTATCTGACACGGATACACTAATAGTATATACGCCTAAATTAGCTGGTCTGTTAAAAACATATTGATCGGCATTGGCAGTAGTAGTACTATCTTTTACAACAGTATTTGTACCATCACTCCAAGTATAAACAGGAGTTGGAATATTTTGAACATTTGCATAAATAGTAACACTATTGCTACTATAAGTACCATCTTTATACTTGATAAATACCAGTTGAGTAGTAGTTAAACTTACTAAGCTGGCTGTAGCCCCTGGCTGGCCTGCAACACTTTTGGCGAAACTTTGACGACGAACAATAGAAAAAGCTGCACCACTTAAACTAGTACCACTAATAGTATAGTCAATATACGCTCTGTTAGCAGTCATATTGCTATGGGTATCGTAATCGATATAGTTAGAATATACTCCAGGAGTAGTATCTGGTGTAATATTGTCTGCAGTTGTATTTGTTACAGTCCATGTACCTTTGGCATAAGGTGCTGAATTATCTACACTAAGATACTGATTGCCTTGTTTAACACGTATTTGAGTACCACTACCAACATAACCAGAGGATACTACAGTACCGTCATAATATGCTGGAATTGTATGAGATTCATTTGTAAATTCGACAATAATTTGATCAGTGCCATTATTGATACGATATAATGTTATAGTATCACTTACTAAATCATGTGAGGCTGTTACAATAACATACGCTACTTGATTATTATATCCTGTAGGATTGAATTGCGAATTAGTAATTGTAATCTTATTATCTACAGTTGTAAATTCAATATCACCTAGTAGTGTACTTGTTGCTGTATAGGCTTTGGCTGTCCATGTTATACTGCCTGTAAAATTTTGCCTATTAGCCGTTAATTGTATGCTACTAGTATCACTGGTACTTTCATTTGCATCTTTGAATACAAATACTGTGCCTGTTGCTATTAATGTTAATAACATAGCATTAGTACCATCTACACCAGCTTTGGCTTTAATAACACTTAAAACAGCTGATATTGTAATACCATTGTAAGTAGCGTTAAACTGTACAGAACCAAAATCACTAGTTAAGTCAGTAACTGTATAAACACCTGTGGTACTATTAATAGATACGCTTAATCCGCCGGTAATAGAACCAGTTTGAATAGCATAAGTAACACCTTGTCCAGTTACTTCAGTACTATAGCTATATACCCTATAAGTACCACTAGCAGTAGTATAATCTCCTCCACTACCATCGGTAGCAGTCGCAACAATCTGACTAGGATTAGTTAGATTACCATATACTGATACATTTGTATCGTATGTGATTTCTCCAAGCTGTGATGAAATGGTATATACTGTAGGATCAATAGCACTAATAAAGGCATATCTTACATAATATTGTGTACTATCAGATAAATTAGGAATTGTAATATTAGAACTTATTCCGTCAAATACTAGTGTGCCTTCGCTATTATTTGGATTAAAACCACTTTGAGTAGAATACCAAACACGAATACCGGAAAGGTCATTTCTGATCTTTCCGGTAATAGCATCAACGGGAGTATCTAAGCTTAAGTGTAAAGATTTTACACCTGGGGATAGAACTGCTGATGTTGTCATAAGTTTCCTTAAGTTATTGTAGTTACCACGATAGTACCTAATGCGCTATCACTACTATAATTATTATTTGTATCTAAAGCTCTGCAAGCTACACGATAAGTTATGCCTGCTGCGGATATTCTAGGTTGAGGTATATCCAACAGATTAAGTCTAGCTTCAGCTAAGCTTTGTACTATGTAGATATTATTAGTTACAGGATCTAAGTCCCAGAAATCTTCAGTACCAGTATCTTTATAGAACCTGTATTCGTATGTCTTAAAGTTTGTTGGCTTATTAGACATATCGGTTACTTTTGCAATTAAATAAGTACTATCCATAGATAGATCTACTGTATTTACAATTGCTCTATTTATTGTTTTACCTGTAACTGTTGCGTAAAAAATATCAGACCAAGGACCAACAATAGTACCAGTTGAGTTAACGTATCTAGCTCGGAACTTATACATAGTCATAGATCTTAGACCTGTGACTGTAAAACTTCCGGACTCTTTATTAGTATAAACAGTAGAAGCTGGGCTGCTGTCTTCTAACTCGGAATTGCCTACTACGCATTGTAGCTGAACTCTGGTAGCTTCAACAGTCAAGTTCGGACTATTAGCAAAACTAACTATAGTTACGTTTTGATATGTTCCACTAGAGATTTCTTCACTTAGTGCGTCATCTGTTGTAACGCCTGTAATTGTAGGAGCTTTGGTAATAGTACTACGAACTATAGGATTACTTACACCACTAATATTGGGATCAAATATTAATAAGTCTGTTAGATCAGCTGTATAAATCTCACTGGAATAATCCATTAACGTGATTCTGGCAGAAGTGTTTGAAGAAGTTTCAATACTTAAAACCACTAATTGTTGAGTTTCATGCCCAACTTCACCAAGCATAAATAAGTTATCGGACTCAACACTTAATGGAATAGAAACAGTTGCTGTTATAGTATCGTATAAGCCTGCAGTATTTACACTTGCAATGGCTAGTACCACAGAACTGCCAGTATTAGTACGAATACGAATTTGATATTGTTTTGCAGGATTTAATTGTACTGGTTCAGTTAACTCTAGCACATTACCACTAATAGACTTTATACGACCACTGCCAGTGCCCCATAGTGGAACATCGTGAGTAACTCGTACTAAATCACCTCGATTACATACTAAGTATTCGAAATCGGTATTAATAGTGTAACGTTCAGGACGTAGTTTAATCTGTGCAAGGTGCCAGCGAGCCATAAATACAGCTTGGTCAGGATCTGTTACACCAGGTAAATGTAATTCTTCAAACACAGAAGCAGTTGAGGAGTTATATCCGTAATTATAAACTATACGCTCATCTGGTTGATATGCTTTATTTTTATTCGCAAAACTTACACGGAATGCGTGTGGAATACGTGGCAATAGTTTTGTAGCTTCAAATCCCCAGCTGTTATGTGGAGTAAAGTATTGTGTTACATAACTGCGAGGCTTATCAACAACCACAGTCCACTTACCGTCTACATAATTTGGACTAGCTAGACCGGCGGCACAAATATCGCGCAGAACATCCATTACACTCTGAGTATTAGTCATTACACTGTTATACTCCAGCGGCGGATTATGTGTTCGGCAAAACTCATACCACTCTTGAATAGCAACTAAATCTATTCTGCTAGCCACTTCGCTTTCTTCTATGCGATATGCATTTGCAGGGTGGGTTAACACATATCGGAATAATGCAGCTGGATTACTTGTTGCAGTATTTGGTTTCCAAGTCTGTGTACTGCTGTCCCAAACTTTACACATAGTCTGTACAACAGCGTTTACGCCGTCTACAGTGCCATTGGCTTTATTGGTACTTTGGATACGAATAGCGGTTCTAGCTAAATAAGCTTTGTTAGTACCGCTTCCAGGTAGATCTTTAATTGGTCGAATTGGAACAATTGTACCATCTGCTTCTACATAGTTATAGTCGTAACCAGTTACTGAGAATAACTGAACTTTGTGGAAGTTTCGCACATTGTTTGTAGGCTCAATAACATCCGAGTTAATTCGGCGAACACGTATTTCGTACTTTGCTCTTGGAAGATTTTTGATGCGATACACAAAGTTAAAAGCATCGCGACGCTTATTATAGAATCCAGGCTCACCAAATGCTAAAATAGTACTTGGCTTTGGTAAGTTGTTTAGACCTCCGGTAGATTGATAAGTAATTTTAGCAGCTACGGCAGCTAAACCACCACTATTTTTACCAGTAACGCGCACAGGATAAGTACCTGCTTCTACATACATCATATTAGTCATTTCTGATGCATATGCAGGATTACTCATTAACAGTGCGGGACGGTTATCAATATACACGGCACCCTCATCATCAGCTGAGCCTGTGATTAGGTAATATCCACTATATTTAAAAACTACATTATTTTTAACAGCTGAAAAAGTAAGTGGTGCTTGTCCTGCAACGTCTGCTGCCCAGACGCCAAAAGTTTTAAGGATACCACTCCAGCCACTATATGATCCAGGCACAATAACAGAGCTGCTTAATAACTCTCTGCTATCAAATACTGCTTCCACAGTACCTTGTGCATTATTATCTAGTAGTGTATTATAAATTCTGCCGGTTTTTACTTTTATTTGGGTGGCATATACTGTCCCACCATCAGTTTTTTGAGTAGATTCAAACTCTAAGCCAATGTGGTCGTAACTAGATAAGTAACTAACCAATGTAGTTACATAACTGGTTACGAGATTTGGGTCTTCTTGATTACCATACTGAGGTATCTGGTATATAGCTCCCTCATACATAGTAAAACTATACATTTTAATATAACTAGCAGGAATTACTGGTGTTTTACTAAAATTATTATCTGTACCAATTAAGCTACCGTATGTATTATTATGGTAAAGTTCTAGGATATCGTCGGCAATTGCTTCGCCGTAAGTATCGTAACCAGCACCTTCTAGGACAGCATAGCCGCCACCTGGTGTTAAACAGATTGCATAGTCTTTATATAGCGGAGTATCTACAACATAACCGGTTCTACGAATAGATAATTTACCCAGTATTTTATCAATACCATAGACCACACCACTTTGAGCAGTGTTGTTATAAGACAATAAGTTATATGGTGTTGCAGATTCCCAAGCATACTCATTTGTAGCTGGATCTGTATCATACTTGCGTACTTGTACTTCTACATAAGCTGTAGCAGTATTTATATTACCGGCACCTTCACCACTAGTTACTAACTGGCGCATGCCTTCGGGAAAAGAAAAGGCAATTCCTAGTTCACTACAAGGATTAGCTAAAGCAACGTTTTGCCAAGGATTACCATCTTCTGTATTATTTACCAGTTCTACGGCAGATACATTGGCTTGTTCTACGTCACCACCATAGATTTTATTAAATTCAGTATCATCTTCACCAGCATAACCATACAAGTGTACGGGTCCTGGAATATTTTGTGCAAATTCTTTATCGTAATAGTTTTGTATTGGATTCACGCCAATGCGTAAGTCTTCAATTGTAAGAGGACCAAAACCCCATACAATTAACATATTCATTAGTGTTGTATCTGTTAGTGTGTCAATATAAGGCGTAGCACCATGCACGCCTGTTACACGCATACGACCTAGGACAACTGGAATAGATCCAAAACGATTGATTTGGTTGCTGGAACCTGAAAAAAGATTTAAGCCTCGTGGAGTTCCTGCAGCATTAGGGTCAGGTGTACGGATTGGAGCAATGGCATTAACCAAAGCCATACCAACCATATTAACCGTCATTGTTACCAGAGCTGTACCTACTGCCTGAGAAGTACCAAGAGCAGTGGCGATTTCAGCACCATATATTTGACCAGTCATTACAGCAGCAATCATTACAGCTGCCATAAGCAACATCCTGCCACCGTTACCTTCAGCTAAAATTTTATACGCTACTGAATCTCCGGCATTTAGTTTTGTTTGTGCCCATTGGTCTTGAGGAACATGGTTGCCATTAATTAAAACTACCAAACGACTCTCTATTTTGTCACTTATAGTATATTTTTGCTTAATATATTTTGTTAGTTCTAATACTGTATCACCTACAACAGCCTTTTCATGTACTACAGAGGTTTTCAGTGGGTGTGGCGATCCAACTAATTCTAATAATTTTGGGGTGTACTTATAAAACCCTTGAAATCTTTTTGACCATTGAGTGCTATCTAAGCTTTCTACGACGGAGTCTTTGCCATCGCGTGCGTGAATAAACTTATTATTGCCAATATATATGCCTACATGTAGTGGTTCGCCATATATATTAAATAAACATACATCACCAATATCAGCAGTATCAGATAGAAGCCACGAATCTTTATGAGATTCTATTGTAGCCGGAAGATCTGGGTCTCTACTGCTTGTATACAGGTCAGCATAGCTAGGTAAATCTATACCTAATTCTTGTTTATAGAATAGGCGTACTAATCCCCAACAATCAATACCAGTTACATCTCTGCCTAATTCTTTATAAGGTAAACCTATATACTTTTCGTAATTCATTAGAATAATCCCGGAAAATAGCTTGGAATAAAACTATAACAAGGAAAAGGTTCCCTTGTATAGTCTATCATAGTTAGCTCCACATTAATGGACTCCGCATTATACGATATATTAGTAGCATAAAATCCAGAAAACTGTGCCTCTACAGTATCTGGACTAGTAGTACTGCCTGCTAATACTAGTTCTATATTTACTTTTGCGGGACTATGCACATATGATCGAATTAACTCAATCATTTCAGGAGTTACATAATTAATTGTTAAAGAACAATTACTAACGCCAGTCTCCTGTTCTCCAGGAGTTTGTATTTGCATAGGAATAAATACATAATTATGATTTCTGGATACTACGCCATATATTACTTCATCATCTGTTGTAATTGGCTGACCAGAAATATCTCCTGCATTATTACTAATTAATCGTTGAGTAAATCCATCAGCCAGTCTAATTATAGGCTGGCTCGGATCATTTGGATCATATATAGTAATAAGCATTATTAATCTATCGTCAGTTTCTGACGAAAACATCGCTTTAATAGCGGCTGCTGATAATGTGCTTAATCTACTCATGGCAGTATTTCAAAAACCATATTGGCAGTCCAATACCCAGGAGCTAAGTATTGCAACTTATATAAATTACCACTTTGATTAACCACACGTACTTCTACGTTTTGAGTAGTTCGTGGATGTTTAAATATAAATCGCTTAACTCCACTTAGAGTATCTAGGATAAAGGTCTCTAAGGTCTGGGCTTGGTCTGTTGTTAAAATAAATGATACGTCCATAGTATTAGGACTGACACCACGTCTGCGCTGCTTAGCAGGCCCTAAATCCGTCTGGGAACGAATTATATTCATTCCCAGGGATTCATTGAAACCTTTTTGCGGAGCTTGTGGTAGGCTTGTAGGCCATACTGGTAAAGCCATATTTTATCTCCTTGCTAGTGCAGGTCTCGTTCCAAAAGTACTGCCCAGTGCTTGTTGTGTATTACTTCCTGTGCGTCCTACTTCTTGAGCTACCATATCTCCAATAATAACTTCAATCTTACGATTTCCGTTGCTATCGGTAGTTTCACGAGTAGTTGCCTTCTCGCTACCATAGTTATTAACAACTACGCTAGTTTGAGGTGCTTGTTGCTGATTTGTGCGAACACCTAGGTTGCCGTTGCTGTCGCGCTTTAGGGGCACGATGGCTTCGGGTCCTGCTTCACCCATTATGCCTGTGCCTTGTGCAAACTTAAACACAGTAGGGTCGTTTACAATGCTATTAGTGAATGCACCACCTTTTGCAAACATTTGCAAGCCCGCATTGTATACAGCACCCTTAGCATTGACTGTATCAAAACCAAGATCCATACCAAATTTACTACCTCCAGGAGCATTAGCAGCACCTGTAGGATTTAACCATCCACCTATTAGACCAGTTAATCCTCCCAGACCGCCTAAGCCACCGTATAAAGATTTCATTTGCTGCTGCAGTTCAAATCTTATTAGGTCAGCAATCATGCTGTCTACTAAACCTTTGAAGTTTAGTTTACCTGTTTTTGCGAATTCAGCAATAGCATCACCCATACTTACAAAAGCATTCTCTACTATATTAGAATATCCCTTCATTTTATCAGACATAGACTGATCTAGGGCTATAGCTTCTAGTTTTCCTTGTTTGGCTTTTGCCAATCCTTCTTCTTCTAACTTAAATCTTTTCTCAATACCTTCTTTTTCAAGGTTTAATCTATTTAAAGCAGATGGATCAGAAGCAGCTTTATCAATTCTAGACTGTACTTCGCTGATTGCTGCGGCTTTATCTTTTTGTAGCTTTAGTTCTTCGCGTGCAAAACTGTTTAAAGCAGCTTGAACTGTTAAACGATTTCTTTCTTGCTCGTATTCTTGTGAACTAATTAAATATAAAGAATTCTTAATACCAAGAATATCTTGATTTCTTGCTATTTCTTCACCAGTACCTTTTAGAACTAAGTCATTTTGTTCAAATTTTAACTGCTTAAGTTTAGTTTCAGTATCAAGCTGTATTTCAATTAGTTTATTTCTATCTTGAATACCTTTATTATCGCGTTCACCTGCCTGTCGTTCAATAACCTTAGCTAAATAATCCTTTTGAAAAGCAATTTCTTTGGCATTTCCTGCTTCAGTTGCATTCCGTATTGCTACTTGAACAGCCTGTCTTTCCAACATTTGCTTAGTTTCTAAAATATCATTTTCTAGAATAATTGCGCGTTGTGCTGTTTCTACTGTAGCTGCACCGTTTATACTCTGAATAATATTATACTTAGCTACTTCTTGCTGTATAATGTCACTGTTAATACTAACTATCTTTTCTAAGTCTTTTAACTGACCTTCTCTAATAGCGCGTCTGCCAGCAATCGTTTCCGCAGCTTGCTCACCTCGAACTTTAATAGCAGAAGCCTCTTGTTGAGCAATCTGTCTATTTGTTCCGACTAGTTTTAGTTTTAATAGAGCATCAGCAAGTTCGTTACCTGTAGTTTTAAACTCTAGTTTACCTCTGCCGCCTTCAGACAACATTTTCTTGAAAGTAGCAGCAGCTACTAACTCGGCCTGTGCCATGTTAGCTTGTTCGCCGGTTTTACCTTCTTTATCAGAAGCCATTGCAATAGCATTACTTAAATCTATCGTAGCTTTTAATTCTTCCTGACTTCTAATTAAGTCTATATTTGTATTAATAGCACTTAATTGAAGTTGTAATTCTTGTTGTTTTAATCTTGTTGCTTCTTGAGCCTGTCTTTCACCAGTTAAACCGCCTAATTTTGCTTGAGCAATAGTAATAGCTGCACGTTCAGACGCTTGGCCAAGTGCCTTATTAATAAGATCTGCACCACGAGTAAAGGCTTCAATTGCACCTTCTCTAAATAACTCTGTAGTACGAACAATTACTTGAGTATCAGGAGCATTTAAACTTTGTTTTTGTCGATTTATGTTTTCTAGCTCTTGTTGAGCATTAGAAATAAATACATTAGTACGGCTACCCGCTTTACCAGCATCTTTTCTGGCTTGAGCTTCTATTAGTCGGGCACGCACTTGCTCAGCTTGTTGATCTAATTTTGCTACATTAGCAATATAACGCTGCTGAGCTTCATAAGTTTTGGCAAATTCACCTCTGATCTCTACAAACTGTTCTACGAATTTCTGACCGAATAAAGTAAACTTTTCAGGGTGTTTAACTAAATCATCAAAAGCGGCATTAACATCCTCTAGTCCGCCTTTTAAAACTCCTTGCATAGAGTTTGCTACATCTTCTAAAGCAGCACCTAGTTTAAATAAAGGATTATTATTTGCTGTACTTTGTATAAATTCTTGATAAGCTTTGGTAGAATTTTCTGTAGCTGTTTTAAATGACTGTAATCGGCCGTTAGATGCAGCTAATTCACCATTTAATTCTTTTTGTGCTTGTTCAAATGCTTTTTGAGCTTCGGTACTATTTTTAAATGCTTTAGTTACAGAAGTAGTATCTAAAGTTTCTAGTCCTAAAGCTTTTTTAAACGCTGCACTAGCTTTTTCGTATTTACCAGATTGAGCAAATATTTGTAGACTAGACTCTAAGCTTTTTGTAAGATTTTCTGCTAATTTAGTGTCTATATCAGCACCGAATAATTTTAATACGTTATTCTTTGCTGTATCCCACCAGCTGCCTTCCATAACAGATTTAAGTTGCTGATTTGCGTATAAAGCTAATTCTACCGAAGTAGTTAGCTCACTCATAGCATTGGATAGTGCAAATACCCCAGAAATAGTTGCAGATTCTACTGCACCTTTCTTTCGTAAGATATCTATAGTTCTAGTTGCATTATCTACGCTATCAGAGATACCAGCAAGAGCTTTACTAAATGCTTCCTGTTCACGGGCTGTTTTTGACATCCAAGAGTCAAATAAACTTAAAGCTTCTGCTGCTAAACCTAAACCTACTAACCAAGGACTAAGAGCATTTAATGTTGTGCCGATTTTAGTAGTTACAATACCGAAAGCTGCTGATAAACCTGTTAAACCTGCTTTAACTTTGCCCATCTTAGGGGCCGTTTCCATTATAGCATTACCAGCTTCGTCAGTACCAACTTGTACTTTTTGCATACCTGCTTTAGCTTTATTAAGCTCATCACTTAATTGAGCAAAAGCGGCTCTTGCACCATAAAGTGCCTGAGTTTCAGCAACAGTACTTTTAATACTTGCTGCAACAGCATTCGTCATTTCTCTACGATAAATAATCTCATTAGCACCAACAGTAGACAAAGGCCCTGAAGCTTTTCGTTCTATACGTTCCTGGGCTATATCACCAGCTTTTGTAGCTTCTGCTCTTAATGTTTTTATCTCTTTAATATGTGCTCTTAATAAATCTGCTTGGTCTTTGTTACTTCTTGCAAGTGTTTTTACTCTATTATCTAAAGACTTTAACTCTTGAGGAGTTAGCTCAAAAGGATCTTTTGCAGCTAGCTCTGACCACTTCATTTTAGCGGTATCTTCAAACTGTGCTGCTGATCTAGCTAATTCTTTTGTTTTATTTAATACTCTGCTAGAACTTCTGTATGCGGCTTCTGCACTTACAGCAGCACTTCCTGCCATTTCACCTATAGAAGCTTGTTGATCTTTATAGATTTTAGTAAATTGTAAACGACTTGATTCTGCTGTTCTAGCTAAACTTTCACGATACTGGCCTAGGGCTGGGATGGCTTGTTTTAATAGTAAAACACTGATGCCAGTTAACACCGCCATTAAACCACTAGGGCTTGCTGCTAGTAAGGTTACTAAAGGACCTAAAATTACGTTTACCATTTCTAGAGCTTGTTGGCCTACATTCTTTAAGCTAGCCAATAGCTTGTCGTAAGGATTAGCAGCTAAATCTATAGCTGCAAATTTGTCAAGACCTTCTTTTAGTACAGCGTTAGCAAAGGCTTGACGCTTTTCAAAATCGGTTAGAGTAGTCGCAGTTTTACCAATAGTTCTAGCGTAATCTTGTGTGGCTTTATCTATTTTTGTATATAAGCCCAATTCATCTAGTAATTCGGGCTCTAGTTTAGAGATACCACGACTTAGACGACTTAGAGCGTCAGGCATAGATATGCCAAGAGACTGAGATGCTTTTTTGGCTACCTCGGCCATTTGATTCATTTGGACGGAGCTTAAACCAGCAGCAGCACCTTTAGTAGTAGCTTCAATAGCGTCTCTAAAAGAAATTGCACCATCTGTAGTTTCTACTAGTCTTTTAGCAATTGTGCCAAGCGATTTACCTGTAGCGGCACCTAGCTGATCCATACCTTTAATCATATTGGTAGTATCGGCTGCGTCGCTTAATGCACGAAATGCTGCGCCAACGGCGAAAAGGTTAGCTGCAAAGGTAGCGTAAACGTGAACTAAACCACCTAGACCTTGTGCCTGTTTAGCGAAATCGCGACCAGCAGCTCCAGTACCCACAGCTCCACGCGCAACACCATATTCAACACCTTCGCCTTCGCCCATTGATTGCTTGTAGCTAGAACGTGGTGAATTTAGTTTTGATAAAATTTTACCTTGTTTATCTAATTCGTGATTAAGGTCACGGGCACTTTTAACCTTATCTTTAATTGTACCATTGTCTGATAAACTAAAGGAAACTTCAATGTCTGCCATTTTTCCTCCAATCTGGGAATTTATGTGGCTGGTTTCAAAAAATTTGAAACATAATACTAATTTGTACCATTATAACAGATTAGCTAATTTCTGTCAATACTAAAAATTTTTGGACAATAAAAAAGCCTCAGTTTATTAAGACTGAGGCTTAGTTGCAGCTTGCTGCTTTTTAATTTCTTTGGATCTTATCGAGTCGATCATGTATAACAGAGATAAATATATCTTTCTATCTCTGCTATCTATTTCAAATAAGTCAAGTATGTCTAGGATACCTATAAAGTGTTTACCCATATAAGAACCACTCATGGGTTCCCAATCATCTTTTAAAAACTTATACAGTTCTAAGACTTCTTGTATTTCAACAGGAAAATCTTCTAAATCAACGGGTATTTCGCTTTCAACAGGCTCATTGCCAAGAGCTTCACACATTTCAAAATACATCTGCTTTGTCATTTTAACGCCGCTATTTTGAATAAAGGAAACCAACATTGGCTCTATTCGACTTATTTGCTGCTCGAAAAGTTTCCCAAGTCAGATACTTTCTCGCTAACAAAAGCGTCAAAGTTTGAGCTTTCTTTCATTAGATAAACGGCATTTTCTTCTGAGTATGCAAGAGTATTATCTAAATCTTGACCCGTTAGATCTACTGGAGCTAGTTGTTCTAGATAAGCTAGTTTTAAGCCTTTCCAGCTTTTTACAGCAGCTTTAGTATATAGGTCTAAGAATAAGTGCTCGTCGAATTCTTCTTGCGGCTGACGATTTTTGAAAACAGTCTTTGTAGACTTTTTACGAATATTAAGCAGCGTTTCACGAGTTAAGAAAGATAAGGTAACTGTAAAACCAGGTAGTCCTGGATACTCTACATCAACTGTTTTTGATGGTACCAGTAGCGATTTTAACGAAATTTCTGACATTGGATTTAGTATCCTGTTATATTATTAAAAAGCGGGGTGGTGATCAAGCCACCCCTTGAAACTTTAGATTAAACGGTTAGATCTGGAGAGTAGTACTTAACTGTTAGATCGTTAGTTTGTGTTAGATCGTAAACAGCGCTGTTTCCAGTACCTGTACTGCCCTGAGCTGTGAAGTTAATAGCAGTAGAAATAACTTGCTGAACATCAACTGTAGGAATTGTTAGAACTGCACTTGGCATGTCTAGAACAACTTTCACAGAGTTAGCACCGCCACCAACAGAAATAGCCATAGCAAACATTGGCTCAACAGTAACTGTAGCTGCTGTTAACATATCTGCTAGAAGTTTACCAGTACCAGTTTCGCTAGCACCTGTTTTTAGGTAAGCATTCACTGTACCAGTAATTGCTCGTTGACCTGTGTAGTAAGTAACAGGTAGGTTAACTGTTCCTAGGTTAGCTGGTGTGATATAGTTGATATTGTTATTAATAGTAATAGAACCACCAGTAATAGCAACTGTGTAACTAGCTCCAGCTGCGGCAACTGTAGTACCTGCGGCATCTTTTAGATCTTTAACTAAACTTAAAGCGACTGTAGATAGCTTGTTGGTAATGTAATTAGCAGTTGTATTCTTGACTTTGTAAGCACCAGCAACACCTGTACCACCAAATGTTCCGCCTACTGCAGTAATACCATTACCTAGTTGACGTAGTGTAGTACCTTGGCCAGTCCATGCACCTGTAGCGATAGCATCTAGTCCAAAGTCGATTGTAACTTGGTTTAGGGAGCAGTTATCAACAGCATAAGCAACTTGGTCAACAATAAAGATCATACCAAACTTTAGTAGCTGGTGAGCATTACTGTGAGCAAAATTAGCAGAACTATAACTTTGACCAGCTACCCAACCTGCATTAGTTTGACCAATTACAGCAGTACCACTGATAGCGTTCCATAAAACGTCTTCTTCAGCAATAACTACACTGTTTGCATCATCAAAAGCTGGGCGGATATAACTAGAAAAAGAGAAATCCACTGGAGCTAAACTAGTGTTGAAAGAGCGTTGTCCACGAACTGGAGCAGCACCGCCTTCACTAATAGTAACTGTATCACTGTTTGTATTCTGAGAGAATGTGAAACCGTCTAGAACTTGGATCTCATGGGTGTTAGCGGCATCAAAGCCACTAGCTAACACCTTACCTAATGTGTCAACGTTTGTAGTAAAGAATACCTTACTATTACGTACTAAATTTAATGCCATAATCTTTCCTTTATGATTTTGGTATTATAAGCACTGTTACTAGACATTTATCTGTATTAATGCGCTAATACTCTATTTTGTTACATTAGTGCATAACGCACTTGTAGGTTTATTTCACCCACGGCATATGGATGCAATAAGCCTTCGTCGGTAGTTATAGACTGAACCAATATTTCGGTAGTATCATAACTATTGTCTTTATCATAGGTAAGGACTCTATTATTATTAACGCATTTTTCTAAATCTTCTAATAATAACTCTAGTGTAGTCTGTGGGTCGTCTTCGCCCCGAACATAGACCTTGACCGATACTCCTAAATATGCCCATGTAAAGTTAGCTGGGTGATATTCTCGTTGCTCACTACCTGCTACCATATATACTGCTGGGAAATCGTTTACCTCATCCCAGAACTTTAATTTTGGATAGACGTTACCAAATAGATTTACATTATACCCATTGGTTCCGTCTATTTCTTTAAACTTTTCTGCCAGGGCTTTTACTATACTTGTTCTTCTGCTCATACCGATACAGCCCTTAATTTATTAGAGACTTCTAAAGCAGCTATTTCTCGTATAGATTTAGAAATAAGGGCTTTTGGGTCTCTTGATCTAGGAAATTGTTGTGCTCCACCATCACTGAAAGTTGCATACGGATTTTTCATATAACTGTAAAATGCCGTTATCATATCGCTTTTGGTTTGAGTAAGACGCTCTAATTTAACCGATTCTGCAAATCTTCCTGTTCTGTAATTTAGAACATCACGCCTATCTCCAGTACCCATGTTTCTTTTAACTGTTTCAAATAGTTTTTCAGAGATCAATTTCTGCAAACTAGTTAAACTAAAATCATAGGTTATTTGCTGGGAATAGTTTAATTTTTGCGACTGTATATTTGTACCACCAGATTTTGCTGTTAATTTTGACGGTTTAGGGTCTTTAACTATTACATGGGTCTTTATATTACCCTTTGCTTTGGCAGTAGAAGATTTTACAGTCTTTTTTATAGGTTTACCAGAAATACCTGCTATAATAGCGTCTTTTATAAATTCTGGTAAAGTTGGTGATGCCGAAGTATTAAGAGCGATATCTTCTAGCAATCCACCTGTGAATTTTTTCTTGGCTTGTTCAGCAATAGTAGGTACTATTGTGGAACCAATATACTCTTTAATTCTTTGTAATTCTTGAGTACGTAAAGTAGCTGTGTTATATTTTGCAGGCATAGTTATAACAAAACTAAATTGCATATCTAATAAATTAGTTGCAGTATCTGTATAGTTTTGATTAAACTTTATTGCGTAACCTGCGTCTAAGTATAAATCGGACACTGCCGCATCTATACCTACTGCTTTTTCTGTACCAGCTAGCAAGAACTGTCGCTCTTGGGCGAAGGGCATATTAACGCCAATTAAGCTACCTTTTTCAGAGTATGCTGCTGTATGGCCTGCGTTTATGATATCACCAATAGTAAATCTATTCTTTGGGTCAGCATTATATTCTTTAAGGTTTATATCGTATGTTTTTACAAATGCAGCTCTTAGATCTGTATTAATTAATTTATTAACATTTTCTACAGCAGCATTAAATGTAGGGCCGATAACTACAAAAGAGTTAGGCTGTAAATTTGCTACAATATTTGGTCCATCAGTGGCAACATATACTCCACTGGTTTTTAATAATCTTCTTATGTCCGCACCAAATCTAGTTGCAGCATTTCTGTAGCCAACATAACTAGATCTGTTTGCTAGCGCGTCTATTAGTTTATTATATTCTTTTACTACTTGCTGGTAGGAAACCATGAACTCTTTTTTAGGGAGTTTGTTAATAGTATTAGTTAAAGTTTTTAATAGAAACGTTTTTAATTCTTTTTTAGTAGGCATTTGGGCTTTGACATACATTTCATTCTCTTTGAATGTATCAATGCCTAATCCGTTACTTAATTCTTCTACTATAGTATCTAAATTTACTATATAGAATGTAGGCAAGTTCGAATCAATCAAGTCTCGAAGCTTTTTTGATTCCAACTTAGCTACATCAAAATCTTTATATAACGCACTGCGCTGCACTTTAGTATTTGCACCAGCTAAAGCACTGCCGCTAATAATATCTAATAATCTTGAAAAATGCAGCTTACGGGCCATTATAGATAATCCACCATATACATATCTAAGATGCGCTTAATATGCGCTGGAAAGCCTGTATTGGTAATGTATTCTACTTGCATAGTATTTGGACTAATAGACTTTGTGCTATGAACTGCACTGTCGCTACGCATATAATAGTACATTAAATCAAGGATAGCAATTTTTAAATCAGCAGGCACTGTTTCATATCCTGCAAAATAATCTACCTTGTAACCATTTATTTTTTCCGGAAAACCTTGTGGACTCAAACTAATGATTTGATCATCTTTTTGTACCCAGTCAGTAAATTTTACTAACTTTTCATAGGTTTGACCATAATTTTGGCTTTGTGAAACACTAATAATTTGTACAACTGGAACTTCTTTTAGTAGTAGTTCTTTGAATCCACCATTAAAAATTTCAGTTTTTGCTTCGTCATAGTAATCAATAAAACTACGACGGCAATAAGTTTTTACTAATTCCGAAACTTGTGGAATTATTGCATTTAACTCAGCATCTTGATTAGTACTAGTGATGCCGGTATGTGTTTTGTATTCTTGTAGTGTTACTAAATTTGCACCCATAGCACCCTTTCATTGTCTTTTAATAAGACTCTAAGAATCCTATTAAAAGACAAGGATCTTTCGATCCTTGTCAGTTTAACTTATGTTAAAATTAAGCAGCGTAAACTAGCTTGCCAACACCACTACCTAGGTTAGTAGTTAGTTGTGTCATACCTGTACGTAGGCTTGCTACGAATACACGGCGCTGAGTTTCTACTAGCTCTTGTGTATCAACACGGATACCACGCTGAGAACCAACGATGAAGTTAGCTGGAGCAAAGGCGATAGCACCTAGAGCACCGCTAGCCTTGCTGTCGAATTCAGCAGATACTAGAACTGGGCTGTTACCGATAGAACCGATTTGACCAGTTAGTAAAGTAGCAGCTGGACCAACTTGGTTCATTGTCTGGAATGTTGTATCTTCTAATAGATCGTAGTATACGTCTTGAGAAACAACATAAACGATTTCAGCTGGATCTAGACCCCAACCGCCTAGGCTCTTACGCATAGCGCGCATATTAGCAACGGTAACAACACCGCTAGCTGCGCTTGGAGTTACGTCAGCAACTGCGTCGTAACCTGCTAGACCTTTAACTGGGTCGCTACCAGAACCTGCACCACGTAGGAATGCGCGGTCAACAGCACGTGCTAAACGACGTACCATAGCTTCACGGATAACTGGCATTAGAGCGATTAGAGAATCTTCTTCTTCTTCGTATGCTAGGTATTCGTTTGTAGCTACTTTGTAAGCGTTTAGGGTAATTTCTTTTAATGCATGCGGAGAACCAACGCCTGGTGTGAAACCAGTTGTAGAACTAGAACCACCGGAACTGTTAGAGCTACCAAACTGAGCGTTAGTAACCCAAGATGCAACGCCTGCTTCTGGGTTTACTGGGATTGTCATAACGTTAGTTTGCATTGTGATCTGACGTAGCAGAGGAGCAACAACTAAACGACGACGAACTTCAGCTTCTAGGTTTAGATTAACTTCTAGTTCCCATGTAGCGCTTGGTAAGTGTTGACCATACTTTTGGACCATTTCGGCACCAAACTTGGTATCTTCAACACGGCGGCCCATAGCCTTAGCTAATAGAACTGCCTTTTCTTTTTCTGCATAAGCCATTTCGCCTGGCTTTGTATCGCCAAATTGCATACGGCTCTTTGTGATAGCTTCTAGTTCAACAGACTTGGCCTTTAGTTCGGCTTGTAGGCCTTCTAGGGCTTTGGCTTGTTCAGCTTGAGCATCAGCTAATTTCTTTTCTACGTCAGCTAGTAGCTTTTCTGCACCGCTTTGACCAACTGTTACCTGAGCAACGGCAGCCTTAACGCGAGCATCAAATTCAGCTTGTTCAGCAGCAGCTTTGTCAGCAGCAGCTTTTTCAGCAGCTTGTTTTTCAACAACAGCTTGAGCAGCCTTGGCAGCAGCATCAGCTAACATTTTTTCTAAATCTTTTGGATCCATGTTCCATTCCTTTGTAATATCGCTTTTTGCGGTACCGGAGGCTTCTAGCCCTTTAGCTGAGTCGCTACTGGTTGCAAACTGCATTTTAAATGACTGATAATCTTCGGCTGTCTCAAATGCCTTAGAAAGACTAAATAAAGTGTTTTGATTAGCAGGAACTGACACGACACTAATTTCATGTAGTTCTAGATCTTTGATTAAGAATACTTCTGCATCACTTTTATATTCGGCATCCATAACACGGAAGCCAATACTAAACGCGGTTAGAATACCGTTTTTAACTAAATTGTAAACATTACCAGCAGCTTCGGAGATAGTTGCTTTGATCCATAGACCTTTTTTATCGATCTTGTGTTCAATCATTCTACCCACAGGCATACTATGGTCGTGGTAAGCAAGAATTACTGGATTATTTAAGTAATTCGTTAAACCTTTTTCCCATACACCTGTTGGTACAACGTCACCTTGACGGTCAACATCGTTGGTACTTGCGTAGCCTTCGATAGTAACCGATCCGGTACCATCACCTGAGTCGCTTGGTAGTGCCTTTACACTGAACGCAGAGTTCACGTAAAGGATTTTATTTTTATCTACCATATTACTCCTTTGGTTGCGGCGGTTTTCCACCTTGCGATGGATCTGCAGCACTACCCGCAATATTAGCAGGTACTCTTAAGTCGTCATTGCCCGGTATAGGCTCATAACGAAGTTCTTTTCTGGCTTCATTTGGAGTGATAATGCCGCCATTTACAAGAGTTGCGTGATATTGTGCAATTTCTTTGATATCAGGCTGTAAAGCTGATACATTAGCAGTAATTGCCTCAATATCATATCCGAAATAACGCTCAAGGCTAGAAACATATTTTCTAACAATTGGCATTACAGTTTCCAGATAAAACAATCGTAGGTTAGGACTAATGTTAGCGTTATTACCACCGTCTAGAAGGATTGGTGGAACGCCTACACTTACCGCAATACGATCATTATGCGTTTTAATAGACTCGTCAAAGTCCAGATCTTTAAACGTGCCTTGACCAACTTGAGTAGGTTTTAAACCGCTGTCAAGAATGATTGGACGCTTGCCACCATTCTTAGCGTTATAACGCTGTACCCAGTTGGATATTGTTTTTTCTTTGGCAACTTGTGATAATGTATTATCACTTGTTAGCACTAAACCAAAAATCGCACCATTATCAAAGAATTTTTCCTGGAAATCTTCCATGGCGTATAGTATATCAATACTACGCTGTGCACTTTCTAAGCGGCTGCTGCCACGGTAGATAGATTGTGCGTGTAAATCACGGAAGTGAAATACGTCTTCTTCTTTGAAATCAATAGTACCCATGTAACGATATCCGCGGATAAACGTTTTGGTATCTGTTAGAATTTGTACGTTTTGTGCCGGCAAGTGGTACATAAAAGTACCATCAAAATAAACAAATACGTTACCCTCAATTACCAAGTCTTGGAAAATTGCTTGACGAAATTCTTGTATTGATTGATATGGGTTTGGTTTGAAATTAAGTAAGTTGTTTAGGGTCTTTTGACGAACACCTACAACAACTCCATCATTTTGTTTGTCTTTTACATCGTAGTCTAGACTAGCGCATGCGTTAACCAGCATTGATACGCTGCGGTTAACAACCTCAAGCTTTTGAAAAGCTTGTTGGTAAGTAATCTTTTGTGTACTGCCTATGTACAAACCTTCTTGATAGGCAATACGATCTTGTGCTGGATTAAGCTTTTCGCGCATCCAGTCGTAACTTTTGGTAAACCAATTCATTATTCGTTCCTAGTAGAATTCACTAAAAGACGAACCATGACTTTGTTGTGGTATTTCACGCCCACCCGATAGAAACTTTTCTCGCTGTAACGCAACCCAGCGTGCTTGCTTGGATTCAGAGCCTGGAGGCGGGGCTTTACCATATACACCATGTAGTTTGACGTGATGGAAATTACACAAGGTATACACGTCTTCATACAGTTCTTTATGGTGCTCCGCTATAAACTCATCACGAACAGCTAAAATGCCTTCATCAGTGGAAATGTCGTAACCTTGACGAGTAGCCCATGATTCAAGTAAAATAGTGATAGAATGTGTGTGGTGGAGCTCCAGATCTTTATCTGTTCCACAGATATCGCAACAGTCACGAGTTTCATAGGCTTTTTTTGCCCTGTCTCGAACCCATTTTACAGGGATTCTTTTATTGGTGTTTTTGGCCATACATGTACCTGTGCATTCCTAGTATTATACTCTAAGAGCAGCAAATAGTCAATGATAAAATTTTTTATACCATAACTGGTTGACTTGACAGCACAGTTCGACTGTGCTAAAATAAACAATTAAATGGTATAACTATAGAGAGCATATCGCAGTGCGTCTGCCATGTGCGAATAGTCATCGTGTTTTGGACGCTCACGCTGTAGCCCTTCTTTGTCATCCCAGCGATACTGATCCATCATTGCTAGTACATGAGTACAGTGCTTGGCGATTTTCAGGCGACCTTGACCCACAAGTGTTTGAGCATAAGCAATTCCAGGTAGCACATCTTTTTTGGCTTTGGTTGTTGCAATATTGTAGGTATAGGCAAGGTCAGCAGCAAACTGTGCAGCAGCACTATCAATAAACACAATCTCAACACCCCACTTGCCTACCAGCTTCTGAAACTCTTCAGCATGCCCTGATGTGGTTTTTTCATTATCCAAGTATTCGTCTAGTACATAAAAGCAGTCATCAATCCACGAATATGCTAATACCACAAACGCAGTATAGTCGCGATAGCCAGGGTCACAACCAGCAATGTATTCACAACTATTGCCACTAATAACGTGTTCAGGCAAGTCTTCGATTACATCTGATTCGGCTAGATTAAAAATCTGACCCTCATATGTGGTAAACGAAGCCATGTACTCTTGCTCAAATTCTGCTCGCGACATAGCACGACGAGCTTCTGCCACGTCTGACTCAGCCATGCGAGTGTTTTCAGTATAATCAGCTTGCAGGCTAACCCACTCCGGAAAGTTAGGGTCAAAGCCGCGATTCCAAAATTGACTAAACCAGTTCTGCTTACCACGGGGTGTACTAATAAAAATGGCTTTTGCATTGGGCTTGTCCAGAGTAGGACGTAGCGCAACGTTAAACGCAGCCTCACCGCCCTCACCTAGTGCAGCTTCATCAAAAATAATCAAGTCGTAGCTGCGACCAACACAACTATCTACCGTTGACAAACTACCCATGCGAATGGTACTTCCATTTTCCAGCTCAATTATTTTATCTTTTAGGTTATCGCGCGCAACTTCTAGGTCAAAGTGACGGATCAGCTTACGTTGCAAGTCGAATGAAATTGACGAAAGGTTATAGTTGGGTGAAATAATAAGTACATTCGACCCCGGGACCAGTGTCACTAACTGGCCGATTACGTTGGCTATATAAGTTTTTCCTAGACGGCGCGCTAGCGCGGCGCAAATGAAACGGTACTTGGGTGAATTCACCGCGTTGATTAGGGCCATTTGTGGACGGTTTACCGTGTCCCAGATATCTAGCAGCTTTAAGTAGTTAACAATAGGTAGTTTAATAAATCGGCGACTAGCATCAAACTCAGTTATAGCATCACGATCTATGTCCGAACGAGATATTAGCAGCATTAAATTCCTTCTCCACTGACCAGGCGTTGTACAAGTTGCGAGTATTTCGACCCGTCTAGGCCTTCGTTGATTTGTACGTTAACTTGCTTCTGTGGGCCACCAGGACCGCTACGAATTTTCTCAAGCTGAATCTCACGGTCTAAGAGGTCCATTGACATTTTATGCGACATGGCCAATAATTCGGCAATGTCTTTTGACGAACCAGTATCCGACTCATCAAGCTCACTAAATTTCTTTTTAATAAGTGCGTCCATTGCACGACGCATTAAAAAACGATTGTTGTAGCCGGTATCAAAGAAAACTTGGTCAATATAACGCTTGACCTCACGACGGCCAAGAATATCGGTAACTTGTTCAATAGGTAAGCCTAATTCATCGGCTACTTGTCGGGCGTCTTGTAGTTGTAGGTAGCAGTTAGACACTTCCAGTGCCTCGGGGGAGATATTGACAACCTCCGCAGGTAAATGGGTACTCATAAAATTGGTCTCCTCTTGGGCAATTATAACAGGTTAGGATGTGTGGATCAAGTCAAAAATTTTGTGGCTGCTTGGGGTGGGGGTGGTTGGGGTGGTTGGGGGTGGTTGGGTGGGTTACGACGGCTTGTGATAGCTTGTTGCAGTTTAGGGTCAGGCTGTGCCTGAGCAGATTTGGCACCTTATTGAATGTTGAAAAAATCCCATATAGTTTCCGTGCCGGTGGGTCCCCAGGCATGTGTGTAAACTTTGGTCTACTAACCGCCCCTGGTCTGTGTACTTTTGTTTCCTAAGTAAATTGTGAACCAACTAGCTAAGATGTAACAATTTGTAAAAATTCTAGAAAAATGCTTGCACTAGCGCATAATCCATGTATAATTGAGCACATGGACAACAAGGAAACACAAATGCAACACGTTGATGCACTGGTAGCGATTCTTAAGCGTGACATGGGCGCATACGATGTTGTGCATCATGGCAACAATAACTATTCTGCACGTTCTGGTTATTGTACAATTTATTTTGTGTTTGTTGATGGAAAAATTGTTGGAGATATTTGGTATGAATAAGCGAGAATTTTTTGATGCACTGGGTTTTGCCGCTTGCATTGCCTTGCCCTTTGTGTTATACTTTGTTTTTGTGATGAAACCTTGAAAGGATGAAACCATGACCCCGAAACAAACTGCACTGTTTAATGTTGCTTGGCTCATTGGCACTGCCATTGTATCTGGCTTTGTTATCGCTAAGCTACTTACACTGTTTGGCCCTGTGAATGTAGGCATTGGCGCTTGTGTCTTGATGCTTGCATATCTTGTTAAAATGGTGTATGATATGGAACTTGATAAGGCTGAACGTCTTAACAAACTTGATTGATTTTTTAACCTTGACTTTTCAGGAGATTTTTAAATGACTGCTAAAACTGTGAATTACACCCCGGAACAAACTGCCAAGATGGTAGGAGACTATACCACTGGCGTGACTGTAGAGGCTATTGCTGAAACACTGGGCAAATCGGTTCGTTCTGTTGTTGCTAAACTGTCGCGTGAGGGTGTTTACAAAAAGAAAACCTACACCACTAAAACTGGTGAGGCTGTTGTGAAAAAAGACGAATGGGCCGATTACATCGGTTCTGCTCTGGGCCTGACTGAGGCCGATACGGAATCACTGACCAAAGCTAACAAAACGGCATTGGCAAAGATTGCCGATTTTATCAAGGCTGAGAAAGCCTGATTACAGGGGCGAAAGCCCCTTGTAATACCTTTGTTTTCAACACAAATTGAAAACAAAGGTATTACAGCGCAGGCGCCAATATTATACCATAATATTGGAGCGCGTGTCAATAGGGGTTTATCCCTATGTTGTATTTTTACAAACGTGCGCGTGTCTGGTGTTTTGTGATATAATAGAGGCATGATGACAAACAAAGACCGTTACCAATTCCTGCTCTGCCTCATGCGTGAGGACGTGGCCACCGATGCCGAGAAAAAAGAATTTTACGACTTGTGCCAAGAGATGCTTTATGCTATACTCTGGGATAACATCGACGTTTTGAAAAGGCTTGCAGACCGATGAACAAAAACAATTATATTGTTTGGAATATGTCGGGCACATATTATGATGCGCTTATGAATATGTGCCCTGCATGGGTTTGGACTGACGAAGAATTTAATGATTATTTTCAAATGATGACTGGGGCATGATATGAAAAACCTTTATGAATTTATCCATTATTTGGGCTTGAAGAAACCCGTTAATTTGCGGATTGTTACCCGTAAAAATAAATGGGCTGATGCTGAATATGAACCTGAATATTCAGATAAAACGGGTAAACTAAAGGAACATAATATCACGATCTTTTATAAAGATAATACCCGTGATTTTGATACACTTGTTGCCCATGAGTTGATTCATGCATGGCAAGAAGAAAATAAATTAACCGAAACCCACGGCCCACAATTTATTAAATATGCGCGCAAAATGGAAAAGCATTTTGGTTTGCGTGAGGTTTACTTACCAGACGTTGACGAAGAATAATACCTTTGTTTGCAAAACAAATTGAATACTCAGGTATTCAATTTTGCGCCAAAATTATAGCATATAATTTTGGGGCGTGTCAATAGGGGTTTATCCCTATGTTGTATTTTCGCAAATGTGTGTCAATCGGGGAAAACTGGGGTATAATCTAGACATACCGCAACAAACAGAGGATTGCAAAATGGCAAAGATCAAACGGGTTTCAATTTATGACATGGATGGTACAATCGTTTGTAGCCTTCACCGTTACCGTACAATTGTTGATGATAATGGTGAACGAATCGACTTGAACTATTGGCGCGAAAATGAATATCGTGCAGAAGATGATTCTCTGCTGCCATTGGCCGAACAATATAAAGCGGATTTAAAAGATGAAAATTGTTTTGTTATTATTGCTACTGCCCGCGTTTTGCGGGATGCTGATAATGCATTTATCCGCAATATTCTCGGTGAACCTGATTATATTATTTCCCGTATTGATGGTGATACTATTTCAGGCGGTAAACTCAAAATCGCAGGATTAACTAAATTCTTTAATCTGAAACCATTTGCAAATGCTGAATTTACATTTTATGAGGATAATGTCCAATATTTGAAAGCTGTTTGCGATCGGTTTAATATCCGTGGGGTTTATGTTCCCTCAAAACAAGGCCACTAAAATGAGAGATTATTTTGCAATTATTAAAGAATATCAATTAAAAATTGATTATCATAATATAGATGAAGATGAGGAGGAAAATGAATTTGACCCATATTATTCTATATTTTCTAATAAAATAGGCGGTTATTGGTATTCTGGTAAAACTCTAGAAAATGCCATTGACGATTTTATTAAAGAAAATAACTTGTAACACTTTGGTTTGCAAACAAAAATGAATACTTTTGTTTGCAAAACTTGCGCCAAAATTATAACATATAATTTTGGGCCGTGTCAAGGGGTTTTGCGAAAAATACAACAAAAAATTTGTAACAATCTGGTCTGACTGTTACACTTTATTTTGGCACAATGGGCAAAAACCCGTTATAATACACTCATACCGCAGACGTTATGCGGTATCCGCGAATTCCGGCGGTTTCCGGTAATTGAAAACAAAATGGCTAAAAAACAATATTTCTGTATCGTTGACACTGAAACCACAATTGGCGATACTGTCGCTGATTTTGCCGCTATTATCTGCGACCGTGAAGGCCAGATTTTTAATAGTTGCGCTGTTCTGGTCAAAAATCATTTTGATTCTATGGATTTATTCTATGATAAAAATGCTAAGGGTATTTGGTCTTTTGAATATGCACAATCCAAAAAAGCAAAATATAATGATATGTTGAATAATGGCACACGTTTGCTTGCCTCTGTTAATGCCATTAATAAATGGCTTAATCAAGCAATCGGCAAATATAATCCAACACTTACCGCATATAATCTGGCTTTTGATACTGCAAAATGTGCAAATACTGATATTGACCTTTCAGGGTTTAATAATCGTTTTTGCCTTTGGCAAGCGGCTGTTGGTAATATCTGCCATTCTCGCAAATATCGTCAATTTGCCCTTGAAAATCACGCATTCAATAAGGCTACAGATAATGGCAATATGACCTATCAAACTAATGCCGAAATTGTTGCGGGTTTTATCAATAATCAAATTATTGACGAACCTCATACGGCTCTTGAAGATGCGCGAGATTTTGAATTGCCGATTTTGGTTAATATTCTTAAAAAACGCGATTGGCGCGAGAAAATCATCCCTTATAACTGGCGTGATTTTCAGGTAAAAAATAATTTTACCGCTAAATAATAACGGGGGCGATTATATGAAAACGCTTTGGATAATCGCCCTCTGTTTGCATTTATATAATGATAAAAGGCTAGAATCTGAAATTGAGAAAAAGCCTTTTATTATTCAAACTGAAACGGAGATTTTAAAATGATGGATAATATTGGTTGGCTTGGCTCTATTATGCTAGCATTATGCGGATTACCGCAGGCAATAGAATCTTGGAAAACAAAATCATCGGCAGGATTAACTTGGGGATTTTTGCTATTATGGTCGTTTGGCGAAATCTTTACATTTATTTATATTATGCCCAAAATGGATTTGCCGCTGTTGCTTAATTACACAACTAATATTATCTTTTTGGCTGTTATCATTTATTATAAACTGGCTCCGAAAAGAAAATAAAAAACCCCGAGATAATCGGGGTTTTATTTTACCACAATGTAATACTTTTGTTTTGGATTAAAATTGAAAACAAAAGTATTACATTCCGGGCGCCAATTTTATCATTAAAATTGTGCCCGTGTCAATAGGTGTTTTCCCCTATGTTGTATTTTTGCACTTGGCGTGTGTGGTCTGGTTTTGCGTGTATAATGTAGGCTATGGACAAGAAAAAACTGTTAACCCTGATCGAACGCGAATCTGTAATGATTTGGGATACACTTATTGAAATTTATCCTACTTTAATGGCATACGATGTGCCAAAAGTAAAACTGAATCCTTACTTTTGGCGTTGTGCAGGGCAATGTTTTCAAGAAGATAATGTAATCGAATTGGGTTACAAATTTTTCAAACACGGAAACAAAACATTTAACACAATGATAGATGTAATACTTCCGCATGAAATTATTCATCAGGCTGACTGGAATTTGTTCGGGCCTAGCGAAAAAAGTTGTGGACATGGTAGCAAATGGTGCGAAATTATGGTAAACTACGGTTTACCCGCTGATAAATTTCATTCAATGGAGATTCCCCGAAAATGATTACTTTTGTTTCTTGGTTTGGCACTTTTACTAGCATTTTGGGTTCATTTGCTGTTGCAACCAAAATGTTTCAAATTGGTTATGTGCTGTTTACTTTGGGTTCACTAAGCTGGCTTTTTGTGGCCTTTAAGCGTAAGGATCGTGCGCTTGGTGTACTTAATGGCACGTTTTTTGTTGCCAATGTAATCGGATTGATTAACTTTTTTTAAGGGCTTCGGCCCTTTTTATTTTGCCCCGGTGTAATACTTTTGTTTCTGATTAAAATTGAAAACAAAAGTATTACAAGGCTGCGCCAAAATTATACCACATAATTTTGGCTCGTGTCAATAGGTGTTTGTCCCTATGTTGTATTTTTGCACACTTGACTTTTTTGCCCAAAACCCGCTATAATAGACACATACCGCAAGCAATGGGGCAAGCGGAAAACCTGAAAGGTAATACCATGGAAAAGACTAGCAAACCTGTCAATTATACCGCAGAACAAACGGCTAAAATGGTGTCCGATTATGTCGCTGGTGTTGGTGTTGACCAAATCGCTGAAACTGTCGGTAAATCTGTTCGGTCGGTTGTTGCGAAACTGTCGCGCGAAGGCGTCTACAAAAAGAAAACTTATGTTTCCAAGACTGGTGAGCCGGTTGTGAAAAAAGATGCTCATGCCGATGCAATCGGCGCAATTTTGCGATTGCCCGAAAATGATATTGAATCGCTGACAAAAGCCAATAAATCGGCACTGAAAGCGATTTTTGATGCACTGGCTAATTCAAAGCCACTGTAAATAATGGGGCATATTGCCCCATTATCAACCCGATTAACTGGAGATAATATGATTCGTTTTGATTTTGTTGAATTGGGCATTTTCATGCCTGAATATAATGGTATGCGGATTGATTCTATTAATGCGATTATTATAGATCGTGCCGCTGAATATTATAAAACCCTTTATGGCATGGGCGATTATCTAGACGAAGATTGTTTTTATCACTATAACTGGCCTGTTGATATTGTACAGCGTTTTGTAGATATTCCCGATTCGGCGCTGGTTATAACTCCAGAATATCATTAAACCAAAACCCCGAGATAATCGGGGTTTATTTTTGCCCAAAATCAGGTGTAATACTTTTGTTTTCAGGTAAAATTGAAAACAAAAGTATTACATGGCTGCGCCAAAATTATATCATAATATTGGCGCGCGTGTCAAGCGTTTTCTGCAAATTTTACAAACTGTTACACTTTTGTGGTTAAAAAACAACACGTACTACTTTTGTATTCAATTCTCACATTTTTTGAAATTTGAAAACAAAAGACCACACCACCAAGCGCGCTGCGCCAGTGCAAAACCTTCAAGTGCAAAACCTTGATGGTGGCCGCGCCCATTATACAGTGCGAAACCTAGTTTGTCAAGTGTATTTTCAATTTGTGTTCACACACGCGCAGAAATCGGGTCTTGTGTTGTGGAGTTGTCTCGGCTATAATATTTATATTGATTACAAGGAATGGCAAATGGCAGACAGTGAATTTTTCAAATTTGATCAGGAAGCGTGGTATGCGGAATTTGTAGACCACGAGGTCCGCGAAATTCGCCAAGCTACCAACAGTCACAGCGAATTTTTTGAATTTGACGATGTTCCTTTGTGAGTGTATAATATAATCTTTAATCGGCGCAGAAACCAACTGAAAGGACATATGATGACTGAGCGTACTGTAAACTATACCGAAGCCCAAACCCTGGAACTCGTTAACGAGTACAAGGCGGGCGCAACCCCTGAAATGCTCGCAGAAAAGCTGGGCAAATCGGTGCGAAGCGTGGTTGCTAAACTGAGTCGTGAGGGTGTGTACACCCCCAAAACTCGTGCCAAGGGTGTTGCCCGTGTGCGTAAGAGTGAGCTGGTGGACAAACTGGCACAGGCTTGTGGCGTCCCCCCAGAGCTGTTTGAGTCTCTGGAAAAGGCCAACCACGAAGTGCTGGAGGTTTTGGCAGCTAACCTTTGATGCTGCGGTTGAGGGTCAGGAAATTCGTACTTGATCTTCGACCCCATTCAGTGTATAATAATATCTTAGACAGTCGGGAAGGGCCTTAATGAATGGCAAACGAGTTGCCGGCCCCTTGTGCAACAGCAGCCTACCACGCAAACCAGTCACTGAATGACGTCTCACCTGTAGTGCTAGTCTGATTGCAACGCCTGTCTAATTTCTCTCTTGATTTACTACTTTAAATACTGTATAATTATTATATATTAGTTAGACAGGGTGACAGCGGTCACAGCGATATACTACTGCTACGTGATACGTCTTAATTGTGGGGAATACCGAGCCACAGCCCTTAGCCTCCATTGATTAGAGACAGCTTTAATCAATGGGTGTTATGAGTATGCAATTAGGCAGATAACAACTTAATGGTGACCGAATTCTCTAGTCACCGCCCAACCTACAATGTCCGATTCGACTTCTGGTGAGGTCACCACCCTTTCAAGGTGGCTAGATGGGATCGTAACCCATATCGGATACCAAAATCCACTGATGAGTAGCCTGCAATGGCACGAAACTCCAAGGCACGCAGTGCTGGCGTTCGAGAAGACTTAGACCCACCTTCTCAGCCAGCAACACCTTGGGGTCTGGATGAAAACCCAGCACGCGGCCACGGCCCGCTGGAAATGAGTAACCCAAGGCGTGCAATGCCTATATCCGAACCGTCGTACCTGGTACCAGACGTTAAATGGTCTTGGCTCTAGAGTGGTTGACTTTAAGAAACCTGGGAGATAACCCACTACCAATCCGACCCTAAGTCGTTAAAAGCATGGCAGTGCGGTATACCCTGTCCGACCCTAAGTCGTTAAAAGCATGGCAGTGCGGTATACCCTGCCCGACCCTAAACTGCAGTGGTCGTTAAACCTCAAGTAGTCGTTTAGGGCGTTGTACGTTAACAATCCTCCATCAGTGGGTGGTGCCCCAGATAACCAAACAGTCTCACCTACCAGTGGCTACAACCCCAATAACCTAGTCGGGGTCCAAGGTGCCACGGTTTAGGGTCATGCAGTCAGCAGGGGTGGTGCCCCTCGGTAAGTCGTGAAGCGAGCACTAAAAACGGAGGGATCCCCAACAACACAATCCGTTCAAAGCCCCCAAGCAGGCATGCTGTGGGGGCTTTGTTTTGCCTTAAAAAAGCCCACATGGGAAATTCCACACCCGGCCTGCGCCATTTTACCAGTGCCAAACCGGTTTTGTCAAGTGCTTTTTCTAGACACTGACCCTAAACTGCCAAAACACGGTCGGTGTTCCTAAACTGTAGCAATTTATACAAACCACGTACACACACGCAAAAAAGCCCACATAACCGAAATTATGTGGGCTTTTGTCGAATTAAGTGCAATTTACGCTGCCTGGTGCGGTTTAGGGTCAGTTTCTCGCAATTTATCTTCGATTAACTTGAGTACGCCTTTGTTTACCTTTTCCAGCGATTCTAGTAGCTCTAGGTTCACGTCTAAGAGTTCTGCGATGCGTTCAATGTGCTCCGATTTTTTCACCGGCAGCTCACCACGCTTGTTGAGGTACTGTTTTTTCTGGTAGACGCCCAGACTCGACAATTTAGCAATTATACTGCGGTCTGGTACATCTAGCTCTTCTGCTAGGGCTGATACAGGTACACCAGCCTTGTAGGCTTGTATCAATTTGTCTGTTATTTCTTTTGTGTATTTCATAGCCAAGGTAGAATTTCTTCTTGCTGAGTTTGTTTAGTAGTTTGTTCTGGCGCTTTAAAGATATTGGCGCTAACAAGTGGTGGAGGCATCCAATCCCAATCATTAGGATCTAGCACCATATATTCTGTTCTTAGGCTAGGGTGTGCTACCCATATTTGGGTCAGCATTGTGCCTGTAAGTTTAGGAGCTTTTCCAAGCTCAGTGCCCCGCATACCTTTCAAACACCAACTAGATGTAGGGGCTTGAACCTTACCCTTAGCTGGACCACTTTTTACTGTCAGCCCTTGTTCTCGTAACTCTAGCAAGCGATCTGGTTTGATAGCATACTGCAATTCACCAAAAATCATATCAGGAAAGTCTGCATGACTATCATCAGGCTGCCAAAACATTGCCTCTCGCAAGTTTTTATCTACCAAGAAAGTATCTGAATCAATATCCCATTTGTTATAGCCAATACCTTTATATTTTTTGGATCCCATCAGGATAAGTGGGACTAGGGCGCTATAACTAGCAAATTCAGGATTGATCTGCGATTTAACTAAACTTCCTCGTTTTAGTTGTGTACATACTTTCCACAAGCCAATATCCCATTGGCTTTTAATATTTTCACGAGCTGTAAGTTTAGGATCTACTTTACCCTCAGCCGTAAAAACCAGAGTCCATGTGCCATAGTGGTGAGCTATCTGAGGCAGCATCCAACTATTAAAACTGGTAAGATAATGAGCTTTAGCCAGATCCTCTAATTGACTAGGATTCTGACACTTGGCATATTCTTGGAAAGGAAAGTCTTGAATTGTATTTGATTTAAGTTTTAACATAATTTAATTCTAAAAAGAAAATTCCAGCTTCACAGTAGCTAGAGTAACTGACCCTAAACCAGAGCAAACCGGGCTAGAGTGGGGCCGCTTTTTAAATTGTTATAGATTTTTGCTCTTAAAAAATTATTGTGTTTTAAAAACAAAAAGACCCTCAACTTAAGCAGCGGTATCAATCTGTTCGGATTGTCAACAATTTATGAAAATTTGCTCTACTTAACCGTGTCTGGGGCCCTCATCGTGACCTCTCTCCCACACGGATTGTGTGTGCAATTTTAAATTGTACAATCCTCTAGTTTTCATATTCTTTGTAATATAACTAAATTATAGCACACTTGATAGCATAATAGCAAGCGTATTTTTTAGGAGGACAACAGTGTATTGAATTTCCGAATTATGCTAGTTGTCGACGGCTTAGGGTCAAAATATTGCATTTCTTCTAGCGCTAGGACAATGGCTTGGAGATCTTCTAGTTCGCCGACGAGTTCTTGTAGGTTAGTGGTGGTGCGGTCTGGGTGATGGTTTTGTGGCCCAAATCGTCGAATCTTGCTCACAGCTTGAATAACTTCAGCGGCTTCTTCCTGTAGTTTGTCGAGCAGGTACTGCACTTTGGTGTACTCGGCAAAGGCATCTGCTGCACGCTCCTTAGCTTGTTTGGTGGTGCGTTGCAGGTCACGAAGTGTATCCGCCACAACTTGCTGTGGTGCAAGTTGCATGTGTTCTTGTAGCAGTTTGTTTAACTCAGTCCAGGCTAGGTCTCGGGCTCTGTGCTGCGATCTGCCTTGACCCTCAGCCACAACACCTGTGGGAGTGTGTGTGAGCCGCAAGACTTGTGCGGCACCGTCACCACTGTTTTTAGCTGACAAGATTTTGCTGGTTACGTCCTGCTCACGGACGATGTATAGGAACTCATCACAGTCGCCTTGCTCTTGTGCGTGCTGGGTACACCAGTAGTGTGTGCCAGCGAACTGTGTGAGGTTCTTATAAGTGGCGGGTTTATTGCATTGTAAACAAGTGTTCATTGTGTTCCTTTGTATAGTATATTATAGCACAAATAACAAAGGGCAAGCAACCGCGAAATAATCGGCGTTGCTTGCCCCTATGGTTACCCTAAATACCTTGCACGAATATGTGCTGCAATGTGTGTTACCGCAGTATTGTATCCGGCCTCATAGCCAGCAGCGTACTTGTCTGGTGTACCTGCTGCGGCAGTGGTGCAACTAAAACCTTCTGCTGTGTGTGCAAAGTGTTCAGCAATTAGTTCTAGATACCGGGTGTCGTCAAAGTGTAGCGAGAACTGCTCGCCGTGCGGTGTGGGTGTCCATGCTTGCTCACGAAGCATTTTTAGTATTTGTATGCTCATTTAGGCTCCTGCACAGGTGCTGGCTGTGCTGCTGCATATCCATCACGCCACCTCTTGAGCGTGATGCCAATACTTTCTGGGCATTGCGTATCAAATCCAAGTGCGGCAAGTTCAGTACGCATTTCGGATTCCCAAGGCTCCTGCACAGGTGCTGGCTGTGCTGCGGGTGGGGTGGTGTATAGCTTCGTGCCGACTGGCAGGTGCTGGTGCAAATGCGCCTGAACGCCAATGTCTTTGCCGTCCATATGAAGGCTTTGAACCGTTGCCACAGGCTCCTGCAATGGCGACGCTTCTTTCAGTGCCTCACGCATTAGGTCGTAGGCCGTGGAACGGCTGACCTTAAGTTCGCCAGCAATGATGTCTGCAATGTCGGTGGTCATATTGTGTTTCCTTCCATGTTTTCTGCGTCGCCGCCGTCACCGTGCTGCATGGCTGGCCTCCAAATCTGCCTTAGTGGTCTGCCTGATCGCGGTCGCTTCGCCTTTCCATACAGCCCACGCATCACTCAAGCGACGACGAAAAAAGCTGTCTTGCAAAGGCAGTGCTGGCTCCCAATGTTTGCCATCCGGTGATGACTGGCACGGGTTTTCCATCAAGTCTTTCATGGTCATCATGGAAGCAGCTCCAACTGATTCAGAGCCACACGCAGCCCCGCCAGGCCCCCGACGCGCTGGCCATTGATGAAGATCTGCGGCATCTGCCGGGCATCTGGGTGCTCGCGCTGCAGCGCTGCCATGACAACGCGGTCATCCGCGTCCATCTCGCCGTAGGTCAGCCCTTTGGCCTTCAGCAGCTGCTTGGCGGCCACGCAGTTTGGGCAGTTGCTCTTTGTGTAGACGGTGATGTTCATGTGTTACTCCTTGTTCGGCCACTCGGCCCAAACCAGCGGCTTGCCGACCAAGTGCTCTTTCTCAAGCACCATCGTGACAAACTCAAGCGGGGATACCTGCACAGGTGCTGGCTGTGCTGTGGGTTCACTCACATACACCGGCTTGCCCTCATGCACGGTCTTGACTGCGCGATAGGGTGCTGCGGGTGGGGTGGATTTCAATGCCGCCTGCCACGTTACCCAATGACGATTCGCACTGTCTTGGATGTAGGTCTGAGGTTGCAGTGGATGGCGAGTAAGTTCCCGGTCTGACTTCTTTGGGCCTCTGGTTTTTCTCCAGTGGCGCTCAAATAGGACACGGCTTCTATCCTCTGTCACCGGCTCCTGCACAGGTGCTGCGGGTGGGGTGGTGTAGAGAGGAACGATTGCAAAGTTCAAGTGGTAAAAAACATCCTTTGCGGCTCTCCATTCGGGGTATTCGTCGTCATTGTCAGTTGTGTACACCTTCAAAACATCAGCTTCGTACTTAAAAGCGCGTGTTCGCAACGACAGACTTCCGCCGGGACTCGTTGTCGCTTTACATTTTGCGATGTGTGTTGTTCCTTCAGGCAGCCAGTCAACCCACGCCACAGGCTCCTGCACAGGCGCTGCGGACATTGCCTTGAGTGCATCCTTCGCTGCTTGAATAGCCACGGTTGTCATGTGGACAGGTCGCGTCTGCTCAACGTGGTATTCCAATGCGCTGATAAGGTCTTCGATCAGTTGTTTCATGTTTTTTCCTTGAGTTTGGTTTCGCATTCAGCACAAATTGACTTGCCGGAATGCTGATATTGGACGCTCCATTCCTTTCGGCAGCCACCACAAAAAACAGCCCACCGTTTAACCGGCTCCTGCACAGGTGCTGCGGGTGGGGGGTAAACGGCATCAGGAATAAACTCACTGCCACCCCCCTCTGCGGATTGCGTGTAGCAACCACTGCCGTGCTCTAGCCACCCATCGGCATCAGGCTTATTGCTGCAAACCTTGCATGAATAGTCGCGTTCAGGCTCCTGCACAGGTGCTGGTTGCTCCAGTCTTGCTCGGATGGCGGTGACAAGTTCTTTGCCTTCAGGCGTTGTAATGTAGTACTCATCCAAGTTTTCCAGCGCTTGCTTCATTACTGTAATATAATTCATTTTATTGCTGAAAAAGGTGTGCTACAAATGTTCGATCAGGCGTAGTAGCGGTGCCAACGTAGCTTAGTCCGTCAGCAACTCGTTCGCCTGTGGTAGCTAGGAAAAGTTTTAGTGGCTTGGTAGGCTTGAGCACAGTGTACTCTTTACACCATACAACAAAGCAATTATCTTGCCATTCAGTCCAAAGCGGCTCACAATGCGTATCAGTTTCAATAGCATTCCAGCCCATGTTAAGCTTAAACTTAATTACCCGCATCTACAATCTCCAAGAACTTAAACAGTGTAATGGTGGTAGGATCATAGCTGGTGCCGTCCACAACAAACTTAAATGGTCGTGTGCCGTACTCAGTTTCATACATCCACCACTCCAGCCAGTCCCACAAGTCTTGTGTGACCAGTTGTTTAATGTGTTTGGTATACGCAGCTTTAAGTGGTTGTGCTAGGTCAATGATAGCATTTTCAGACCCTAAACTTACAAAAGCTGTGGCAACTGCATTTTCGTATACTTCTTGTGTGTGGCAAGCCTGCACGTAGTCATAGAGTGTTTGGTGCAGTGATTTAGGCTGTGGTGTGGCTTGCATGGTGCTGGTGGGGTTGCTAAAAGGCCAAGGTTGTTTGGGAATGCAACCGTGTCGACGGCAATGTTGTACGGTTTCGCAACTATCGCAAATGTTCATTTGTCTACTTTCATGATAATTTTGTCACAGTGACTGCAACGATAAAACGCAAAATTGTATTTTAGTTGTGTGGGTTGTTGTACCCAGTGGTGCTGGCAAAAGCCCAGCCATGTTTTTAACCGCTGCCACATTGCACACGCTCCACAACAGTTTTAATAAAAGTTTCACGCAGTTCGTCGTCCAAGCGTTCTAGCGTTTCACTGGCCAAGTCATCTTCGCAAGGGTCTAGCGGGTGTAGCCAAGCTTCTTGCGAACGGCGGTAGGTATACTGGCCCTGATGAATCTCTGGCTCAAACCGGTGTACGTCTTTGTGTGTATCGCCACTAGGTGTTACAATATCACCGACGTATTCTACTACACGAACAATGGTGCCGTTGCAAGCGTACCCAGGGCTTGACTTAGGCACACCACGAATCATACAAACAGTTCCTGGTTGAATCATAGCTTCCACTCCGTGTAAATATGTCGAATAACAGCGTTCTTTACACCAGCCGCCAAGTTTTGGTCAAAGGTGGTGTAGATAAGGTGCCGGCAATCACACTCGGCTACCATTTTTGCAATTTCTGCTTTTAGCCAAGCCTGTGCGGCTGGCGTTGGAACATAAGTTTCTAGTGTTTGGTCAGTCACGTTGATCTCCTGGTTTCTCTACGCTCCAGTAGCCTGTTAACATTTCGTCTTTACTCAAGACTTGATAAATGCCTTCTACAACCCACTGTTCAGGATTGCTGTCGTCAGGTACCACAAATTGTAGGGTTAGTTCTACAGTTTTCATAATTTCTCCAAAGTAGCTACTATTATACCGTAAAAAGCAAAGCCCCGCAAATGCAAAGATCTGCGGGGCTTGATATTTGTTGCACAAAAACAACACTTAGCTGAATAGTTTCTTTAATTTGGCTTCTGTCCAAGGCGCTACAACTGACCCTAACCAGTAGTAACCTAGGATACCGTAGGCAAATAGGTCAACATACTTGGTGGGTACAATTGTGCTAAACAGCAACCAGGCACCGATTACCAGTACCAGTGCTAGAATGGAAAAGCGTTCCGTGTAGAGAACACTGGCAAATGCTTTAAAAAATTCTTTAAAAAATTCTTTCATGGCCTGTCTTTCGGAAAAGGCCAGCGATCATACTCTTGCACAGTCATGTCACAACTGCGCTGGTAGCACTCACAATCACTGCCTTGCCTGCAGTTTTTATCACACAAAGTTGTGTCTTGATAAGGCGGAACTCCACCTTCACGATTAACAGTCCAGGCTACCCAAACAGCCCAAGCTGCAACCGCAACCATAATTGCAATTATCCACATAATTAAGCCTTGTAGTTGGAATCAGTATAAGGCAATCCCAGTCCTATAAAAATATTCAAACAAAAGAATCCAATATTTACGCTGTGCTGGTAAGGCCAGCGATTGTACTGAATTCCAAACATAATACCCTTGAAAAAGGTTACTTCGATGCGATTTCCTGGTCCCATTTTAATCCCAAAAAGTTTGATAGTATTTGCCAAACAAACGGTAGGCATTTTGTAGTCGTGCGTTGTACTTGTCCAAGGCTTCACGATCTACCTTTAGCTGTCGCACTTGTGTGGTAATGTCACTGTTTTCGTCTACAGCACTGTGGTCCCAGAATACCGATTTGGCAGTTTCATGATCGGTGTTAAATGCCCAGATCATTTCATCTAGCAACCAGTTGTAGCGATTTACGGCATTGCAGTCCCACTCATACTCACGTTCAGCCGGAGCATGGACGCTGTGCAGGTGCTCAGGAACGTCTTCGTCTTCGATAAAACCATATCCGTGTTTGATTTCACGAAGACGCACAAACATAGGGCCAATGATGTGTCGCAGAGTTTCATCCATATTCCACACATCGTAGTCATCAATGCGAACATATACCTGACGATTGCGTTTGTTGTTGATCCACTGGCAGAAATCAGCAAACTTGGTTTCGGCAAGCCAATCTCCAAAACGTTCACTCCAGCGAGTACGCCAGTTTAGTGGTTCTCCGGTGATCAAGTCATACTTGCCCTCGGGCAAACCAAATACCAGGTCAGCAACTTGGTAAGGCCCCCACCACTTAATATAAGGTCCGATTTTAACATGCATTAGAAAAGCTCCAGTTGATTGTAGATGTAAACATGCAGGTTTTCACGAGCACGATCGTAAACTTCACAAGGCTCCAACATTTCAGGTTCCAGACCTTCACAAGCAGTGGCCCAATCAAGCAGTGCGCTGTTAATGTCTTGCCACATGGCTTCTGCACCTGCTTTAAATGCCTGACGCATCCAGTAGTCACGCTGCTCAACACTTAGATTATGCGAATTCTTCATAACCGTAGCGCGATTAGTCAGCGGATTAGGGTAGTCGGCTTCATAAAACCAACGAATAAATTCACGGTCTAGCAGTTGTTTGTTTGTTTTAGGCATTAGTAAGCTCCCAGGTTGTGGTCTACGGCCTTGGCAATATCAGGCATAAAGCTCGATACTTGTGTCAACACATCAGCATCCGTGCCATGTTTTTGTGCGCTGCGAAGTGCAGCATACAGATCACTAAGCAGGTTGTGATATTGGTGTGCATTAAGATACACACGGGCTTCTTCGTGTGATTCGCAGTGGAATTCAAGTTTTAGCATATTTGTTCAGTTGTTTGAGTGTAGAGAGATCGGTAACTGGCTGATAGTTTGATTTAGCCAGTGGCACAATGCAATGCTTGAATTGGCGAGCCTGACGTTCGCCACACTCCAAACAAGTGTGTAGTCCCAGCCGCCAACGTGCTGGATTTACGTCATTAGAACAGCAAACGCAATAATACATAGTCAATCCCCTAAAATATAAATTATTATATCAAGGATTGACTGGGTATTCAAATTAATTTTTTCGCATTACACGAACAAGTTCCTCAGTTAAGAACTTAATTGTGTTTTTATAGCTGTTAACTGCTTGGCGCTGACCAGGCAACCATTCTGGTTTAAGCATTAGTGCGAGTTCTTCATCTGGTGTGATAAGAATAGGTTTTAGTGAACCATCACGCCACCTGAGTTTTTCACAACGAATATTAACCACTTTTGGTTGGTGCAGAATGGTGGGGTCTTTGTGTAGATCTTCTAGAATATTGGCAAGAGGTTCTTGTACGGCTACACGAACCCACCCGACCCTTTCCATCTGCTCAAGAAGCCACAGAGGAAGGTCTAAAACTGTAATAGGCTCGAAATCAGCCGTATAAAGAACTACATTCATAGTTTAAATTCGTTACTTTCTACCTGACCCCAAGCCGCTTCGTCTGGGATAAGTTTACGATGTTGAATCCATCCACGCAAGTTGCCCGACCATAAATCGCCGTTGGCACTTACATGGGTAACGCCACTTTCCCAGGTTTCTGGTTCGTAGTTGGCATAAGTACGCAAGTCCATTGGTGTAGCTTGATGCTCAACTGGACTGGCGTGTGCGGGCTTGCTGAAAATCAACTGATTGAAGATTTTCTGAGCCTTTTCCAGTGTATCGTCATTCTTACGATACGACACTTGAGCACAACAACTAGCGCTGATAATACGTGCTTCTTCAGCAGAAATGTCATCACCTTTGCCGTCGCTATACAAAAGCTCGTTATTAATAATACTTCGATAAGTGTTGATATAGGGTACATGCCATTCTCCGGGGTAGAGAAGTTGAGGGTGAGAGGCTTTATGTGCCTCGTGCATTTTTGATGCTAACTCACGGAACTCAGGCTGTGCATCTGGGTGATCTCGTAAGTAGTAGAGATTAGCCCACTCAGTGCCACTGATGACAGTTTTCATAGTCATCCAGGGTTCAGTAATTCGGTTAGCTACTTGTTTGTGAAGACCTACACGATCTGCTAGTGCCCATGCCCAGTGCAGTGCATCTTGCATGGCACGTTCCCAAATAAATTTGGCATCGCTTAGATCGTTGTCCGTGAGTTCCACCTTAGCTTGCATACCTGCTTGGTTCTTACCCCAATACACTGGGCCTGCAGGTGCTGCTTTGATCTGTTCGTGCATAGACTTAACAGGAATAGCACGACTACTAGCCGAGTTCTTGCTAAGCATACGGTGAGTATTCAGCTCAGCTAAAATGAATCGCGGATACTCAATCTCCATAGTAGTCATACGTTCACCACTTGGCGAAATACTATCTGCAATAATTTTAGCTTTAATATTGTCTTTATAGTTCATTCTAGAGTAATAGATGTAATAGTTATAGGTAATAGTTGTTCAGAAGTTTCACCGAACAAGGCAAAATACTCACGCTGTTCGTCAACATAGTGTTCAACCCACAAGCCGGCCCCTGCAGCCAGCTTATGGCTGTAGTCTACCAGCAAGCAGGTTTCTCGAATTTCATTGTAGCTTTTCATACTTCGATTATTTTAAACGGATCGAAGTCTTTGCCTTCGTCCATAGCAGTCCAGTAACCGTGTGGATTTGCAACCACACGAGTGCTACCAAAGTAATCATCGTATGGATCATGGGTATGTCCAAACATCCAAGTGGTGTTTTGCATATCCCAAATCCAGTCGCCTAGATCGTTAGCAAAGTAGTCATTAAGACCACTATTGTCCGATTTAAAACGTTGGCTAATACACTCACGCGCAGGTAAAAAGTGAGTTACGATAACTTTCTTTTCAGTAAAAGTCTCGTAAGCCATTTTAATGTACTCACGGTCTAGATAAAACTGCTCAACTGCATCTGCAGTAGAAAAGTCTTTGATTAGTCTGAAGTCTGCAATCATACGACGTGCAGCGTGTTCACTAAGTGGATCTTTATCAAAGTTAGTCCACAGTGTGGCTCCAATAAAACGCACATCACCAATCAGCACATTATCACGGTGCAAGAAGTGAATGTTATCGTAATTAAAAGCCTTTTCGATCATCTTGTCGTTGAAATCGTCAAAACTGGTACCATAGTACTCATGGTTGCCTGGTACATAGACAACTTGTGGAAAGATATCAGCAAAGTGCTTGAGAACTTCAATGGTATTCTTGCTACCACTAGCAATATCACCAGCCAGCACAAGCACATCTTCGCCACGATATTCGTTAAATGGCTGAGACTTATACGGAAGTTTAAACTCCGTATGTAGGTCGCTCATTAGTCTGATTTTCATAATTATTTCCCCGATAATCCTATATTATAACACACAAACAAAGGGCCAGCAAGTCTAAAAAGACTAAGCCGGCCCTGCTTTAGCTATAAAATATATGATTACCAATAACGCGCACTATCTTCTTGCTTTTCCTCCACTGAGGACGTACTTGTTTAGTATGGAAGTAAAGTGCGTTAAAGTTTGGTAACTTAAGCGTACCAGCCATCGTAGCACGAGCAATTAGCATTGCATCTTCCCATGCTTTACGATCTTTGACAGATACTTTTTCACTAGTCCATGAAAATTGTTTGGCTTCATATACAACACTACAAATTGTGTTACCAAACTGTGCTTCATGTCTAACGCGATTTAGTGTAACTTGTGCCACGGCAACCTGGCCGTGAAACGGCTCACCGCGTGACTCAAAGTAAATGTTTCTAGCTAAGCACGCTAACTCACGCTTTTGGTGGGTACCCCAGTGTTGCGGTTCCGTAGGAGAATCCTGAAACATCATTCCTACAGGGAAGGGTATTATCGTTAATACCGATGCTAAGGCTAGAAACAGAAGGTGTTTTCTTAGCAAGATCATTTGCTTCGTACTCCTGTATTCGTTTTACTAAATCTAAAATAACATCTACTGCATCTGCATCTAAGCTACCTGATAAAGCATTTTGCTCTGCACGTTCAGCTAGTCTGCCCGCTACTTTTATTGCTTTGTAAAAGTTGTACTTGCTCATTTAAATTGACCAAATCTTGATTTAGTTGATTGATAAGACGCACATTACCTTCATTTAATTGTATTAGTTGTTGAAGTGCGCGCGCTGCTTGAAGTGCTGTAGCTGTAGGAGGAGTTCTCTCTACGTACAGTTGACCCTCAGGCGCAGTTCTTGTAACAGCCTCGCCTTGTTGTAGTCGTTGAATTAAAAGGTTAACGTCCATGGTTAAATTCCAATTGATCCCTAATTATATCATTTTGGGCAAAATGGCTCAAGTCAAAAATTTTATGTGGTGCTGCGCCAAACCAGAAAAAATTTCCCGTTGCTGTGTGTTTGCTTATCGAGTATAATTGAGGAATCTGTATACACAAAGTCACTATGACATTTAGCGAATTTATGCGCTTGTTGGGTTGGAAATACTATCTTCAATATTGTATAGACAACAAAATCAAGCCGATAAAAGACTTAGACGTACGTGTTGAAAAACCTTGCGCTCTATTAGACAAAACCTTTAACAAACCAAAGAAACAAAATGCCTAAACAAGAAGATAACATTGTAGTACAACTAGAACATCAAACAGTATTTGGAACTATTCCAGATAATGCCCAGATTCCACAAGAAACCTTATCAGCTATTCAAAAGCAATTTGGCACAGCACTAAAATTTGATCAGGATAAGCTACCGCTTAACCTACTTTCTTCTGAAGCCATGAATCAAACTGCGGCAGTATTAAAGTTTGGTGCACAAAAGTATGCTGAACATAACTGGCGTAAAGGATTCTCATGGTCCAGACCCTTAGCTGCAGCAATGCGTCATCTTGCCGCATTCAATGACGGTGAGGATAAAGACCCTGAATCGGGCTTATCGCACCTAGCACATGCAGCTTGTTGCATTATGTTTTTATTGGAGTTTGAGAAAACCCACCCAGAGTTAGATGACAGATACAAAGTTGTACCAAAGACTGAGTAAGTATCTCAATAAAACTCGTAAGTCTCTTGGAGAGGCCTGCGACGAACTAGAAGTAGATATAAGCGAAGTTGATGACTACATGCTAGAGCAGCACATAGCAGAATGCTCACATTGTGGAATTTGGGGCACAGACCACCGCCATGATAGTGACGATTTCCCTGTATGTAAACTTTGCTTTAGCTTAGTAGGCCGATAAATATAATCTTGAATTCCCACAGTTATCATAGTATAATAATGGCTATGAATACTTTTAATCAATCTATCAAACGCATTGGCTTTGCCTGCAAAATCAATGAGTCGCACGATAAGGCTTGGAAAGGTCTTAACACTGGCACGACTACAATTACTTGGCTTAATAATCAGCCCAAGCAAAAAGCGGTAGAGCGACTGTGGGATATTCTCCAAAAAAATACCAAAGCAGTATACGAACAACTGCTGTGGCTTAGTCGCCAAGCACCTGAGTGTCGTATGCTACGCATTAGCAGCGACTTGCTGCCTGCATATACTCACGACGACTGGATGTGGTTTTACTTTGAACCAGACGTCGTTGCCGCACTAGAAAAGCGTTTTGCAGACATTGGCGATCTGGCACGCAAACATGACGTTCGGTTAAGTTTCCACCCCGGACAGTTCTGTGTGCTTGCTAGTGAAAATCCCGGTGTAGTCGAAAATTCCATTACCGAATTCGAGTATCACTGCGATCTGATCCGGTACATGGGTTATGGCAAACAATTTCAAGATTTCAAGTGCAATGTGCACATTGGTGGCAAACTTGGTCCCGATGGTATCAAGTCCGCTATGCGTAGGCTCTCACCCGAAGCACGCAACACGCTGACTATTGAAAACGCCGAGTTTACCTGGGGTCTTGATGCCAGTCTAGAATTGGCAGACACTTGTGCACTCGTCTTAGACATTCACCACCACTGGATTAATAGTGGCGAGTATATTGAGCCTACAGACCCTAAGTTCAAGCGTGTTGTCGAGTCGTGGCGTGGTGTGCGTCCTGTGATTCACTATAGTGTGTCACGCGAAGATGTGCTAGTAGACCATGACCCTACTACTAAGCCCGATCTCAAGCAATTGAAGTCCATGGGCTTTACAGCCGCTAAACTGCGTGCTCACAGCGACTACTACTGGAATCAAGCTGTTAATACTTGGGCCTTGACTTTTAGTCCATTTGCCGATATAATGTGTGAATCAAAACAAAAAAACTTGGCAAGCGCTCAGCTTGTAAAATCACTATGAATATCAGCATTGACTTTGATGACACTTACACACGCGACCCTGACTTGTGGGACGAATTTATTCGTCAAGCCCGCAGGAAAGGTCACCGTGTATACTGCGTTACTGCACGTTGCTTAGACTATGCAGACGAAGTATCCGAAGTACTAGAATCCATTGGACAAATGGTTGGGCCTATGAATTGCATCTTTACAGGTGGCAAGGCAAAGCGAGCTTTTTGCCTGAGCTTGGATATCAACATCCATGTATGGATTGATGATATGCCTGAGGCTATTCCAGCCAGCAATCTGTTCCCAGACTATTAATCACATCCGTCTGTAGCTCAGGGGAAAGAGCAGGAATCTTCTAAGTTCTAGGTCGGGCGTTCGAATCGCTCCAGACGGGCCAAATTTTTCTCTTGATATGATTGCCTGAATCAGCTATAATAATGGCTGATTTGGAGAATTAATATGAACAAAACAGTATATGTTGTAACCAGCACAGAATTGGGTTGGGATTGCGTTGTTGGTGTTTTCAAAGATGTAGACCCCGACAAACTACAAAAATGCTTTCCATCGCCTCCATATGTTATCAGCGACCAGACGGTTGAGTTCAGTCTCGATAGTTGGGAGAACGAAGATGAATGAATACTCACCAGACGTTTGGGTAGTCTTAGAATTTGACGCACCTGAATTGGAAACACCAACACGCAAAGTATTTGGCGGCTGGTACGGTGGATTTGCTGGTAGCAATTCGTGGAAATTGAATTCTGGCATTACCGCAGTTCGCATTGATGACCAAGGTCATTATGAGTTTGATGGTACTAGTGGAAGTACATACTACTGCCATTTCAACAATTACCACATGAGTGGCCTAATGCAGGACATTTACTCAAACTGGTTGAAGCAAGCTGATGAACGTGGCGACACGACAATTAAGATTTTGAGTCTTGACGAAGTTGCCAAACTTTGATATAATATAGGCTGATTTGGAGAAAACATGGCAGGATATACAAAGCAATTTCTTATTGATGCGTTTATGAGCCGGTACATAAAATGTTCTCTTATCACTATCGAACAGCTAGAGGCAATGGAACAAATGGCTAGTAAATTCTACGATGAAGTAGGTCGTGACAAGTTCAGAGTTTATGCTAGTCTCGATGCTGAGGCAATCAGGGTCTATAAAAATCAGTGTTGACCTTGATTGCTGTTTTTGATATAATTATATTTCTAATTTGATAATATAGTGACGCAACTAAGCGTCCTATATATTAGCACTATGACTAATAAGCAGGCTAAATAGCAGGACTAATGTCCGGTGCTTGAACCCTCAACTGCATAGTGCTAATATATAGGCCGGTAGATTAACAAGGTTAAATCACGAATCCGGATTACAACACTTTGAACGTAGAGACTATTCCAGTAGGGGCTGCAAACCCTGAACGCTATTCACAGTTCAGCCTGAGTTCGAATACATGGCCTCGTGTTGTAGATATTATGGAAGCAGGTTCGAGTCCTGCCTGGCCTACCATATTTTAGTGCTTTCCAGCGGAATACTAGAGAAAGTTTTTGTCGGCACTGTGCCTTGGCGCGACAATCGTATCGTCTAGTCTATGCGTGGACATGAGTTTGTAGAACCCACAGATAACTATAAACTGAAAGTACTAAAATATGGTCTGAACTTGACAGGGGTGCGCAACCCTGAATCCAGTAGCAATAGGTTAGAGACTACCGGCGTGTTGCAACCGGCAGACTATAAACAATTTTGGGCGTGTGGTGTAATTGGTAGCCACGCTGGTCTTAGAAGCCAGTCCTTCGGGGTGAGAGTTCGAGTCTCTCCATGCCCACCAAATTTAAAGGAAAGCAAATGCGTATTTTTACTAAAGTAGATGGTAAATTGATTGCTTGGGATGTTACCGATATGACTTACGAAGAAGCTGTTAAAGCTGTTCGTGACGAAGTAGGGTTAAAACATCGCGGAGCAATTCTCGCACTTGTTAAGTATTGATTCTTGACCTTGCTGCCACCGACAGGTCGCTATATCGGGGAGATTTCGCACTACTCTAAAAAGTGCGCTTCAGAGTATCGTATAGTCTGGTCTAATACCCGTGCTTTGGGAGCATGAAACTGAGGTTCGAATCCTCATACTCTGACCATTTTAGTTTGTTTACTGCTAGATTCCGATTCAGTTGCGGAGCTTTGCATACTTGAGACTCGTTTCACCTAGGAAGGACGCGGGAGATGGTATGACTTTCGATATAGGTGGGATTCATGACCCTGGCAAATCGAAAGCACAGGCTTAGCGGCCTGGGTAGTAAACAGTAAGCAAACTAAAATGGGCTGATAGTGATAATGGGAGCACAGTGGCTTTGCAAGCCTCGGGTGGGAGTTCGATCCTCCCTCGGTCCACCACTATATTTAAGTGTTTATTTAAGCACTTAAATATGGTTTATTTTAACCATAAGATTCTAAAAATAATAATAACAAAGGAATCAAATTGGGACATATCAAATACAAAACGTATGAGATCGAAGTAAGTCCTAGATTACTAGAAAGTTTATTTGATTATGTACGAGCAAATCCCACTGTGGATTGCAAATATATAATTGCTAACTTAATAGATCTAAGTAGATGTGATGACACACTTACTATGGACGAATACGAAATGATTATTACAAAACCCGCAGAATAATGCGGTCGGCAGGTAATACTTGCCGGTATTACTTGCCTTTTCTTAAACTCCACATATAATAAAAATAAAGGGGAATAAAATGGCAGAAGTACTAAATCCAAGCGGTATGATGATGGCTGGCGGCGGTGATGGACTATTTGGTTCAGGCGGCGGTGGCCTTATTGGTGGTCTTATCCTAGGCAGCCTACTACGCAACAATGGCAACCTATTTGGTGGCGATGGTGCAGCAGCAGGAGCAGTCTTACGTAATCCTCCAGAACAAAATCAAGCTAACATGGACCTAATGGCTGGTATTGGTCAGGTAGACAAAGCAGTAGCAGTTTCAACAGCAGCTATGGAAGCTAGTCAGGCCGCACAAAGCCTAGGTATTCAAAATCAATTGTCACAAGTTGCACAAGCAACAGTTGCACAAATCACCGGCGTTAAAGAAGCAGTAAATGCTGGTACAATGGTTCTTGCGCAGCAATTAGCTGGACTTTCACAAACAACAATGGAAAATCGCTATGAATTATCTAAGGATATTTCAAACGATGGTGAAAAAACTCGCGCTTTAATTACAGCACAATACGAAGCTGCACTAAATCGTCAACTTAGCGATGCTAATGCACAAATTATTGCACTACAAACTCGTTTTGAGGGTGCTGAACGCACTCGTGGTGTTGAAGTTACAACAACTAATAACATCAACCAAATGCAACAGCAACAGCAACAACAGGCTCAGTATGGCCAGCTTGCTAACTTAATCTGGGCACTTGGTCAGCAAATTCGTAGCAGCAACGAAGCAATCAACGTTGGAAGCGGTACACTAACTGCCAACCCAACAAATACCAATACTAACATCCGTTAATATGGCAGGGCCCTGGTCACAAGCCGGGGCCTTTTTAAGGAGAGTTAGTATGCAATATCAAACAATTATGCCGTTTGGTTGGCCTATGGTACCTTTTGTACCACAAAAGCTAGACGACATAGATATAATAAACTATTCTAGTACTGGAAGTTCAGGCCCAACAGGGCCAGCAGGACCACAAGGTGAGCCTGGGCCAACAGGCCCAACCGGACCAGCAGGCCCACAAGGTGAGCAAGGTGAGCAAGGTGAGCAAGGTATTCAAGGCGAACCTGGACCGCAAGGTGAGCAAGGTCCACCAGGACCCTCAACCGGACTAGATTTACCAACTGTAACTACTGGATCTAGTTATGCTGCCAAATTAACTGATTGTTATATTGGCGTACAGAGTAAAGAAGCAACAACAATAACACTTCCTGCTGATGCAGAGAATGGCAAGTTTTACATAATAAAACTAGAAATTGGTGCTCCTATAGGTAATCGTAAGGTAACGATTATACCGCCTGGATCAACTAAAATAAATGGTGAAAACTTCTTGGTCTTGCAAAATCCATATGAAAGCATACAATTAATATATCATAACAACAACTGGTTTACTTTTTAAGTTAAACGTGTAGGCATTAATTCTAGTGCCTACACTTTTAAAAGCAAAATACAATGACAACCGATACTAAACCTCTGCAAATTTACCCGGCTTTATGTAAAGAACAGATGCAAGATATTGCAACAATGCTGTCCGCAATTGACGAATTTGGGGCAACTACTTTTGCACTATCTGCTAACAGTGCCCAAGGATATTCAGCGTTTATTGATGCGCGAAGTAATATTCTTTCCCTATTTGAAGAAACATTTAAGAAATATCGGTTAGTAACAGCATAATCACTAGGCACTTGCAGGTACGGAGTGCCCTTACCAATAAGGATAAAAATTTCCCTATTGATAAAGGCATTTTATTATTGTATAATTATATTATGAAAACACGAAAACCTCGGAACCACGTTGCACTAGCGTTATCAAAACGCGGCGGCAGTGGTTCACATCAAAAAAGCCACAAACAGCTTCGTGGCAAATGGAAGCGCGATCTGGACGTATAACTTAACGGCTAAAGTAGCTGGCTTTTAACCAGCAAATCAGAGTTCGATTCTCTGTGCGTCTACCATATAAAAACACATTACCAAGCCCGCTGAGTCGAGCTGTACTACCGGAGTCCCACAAGGAGGCGTCGTAAGAGTAGTGTGTTTCTATATGGTACAAAACTACACAGTTGTTCTGGGCAGAGACATACCAGAACTGATAACAAAAGTTAACGCACTTATTGCCATGGGGTGGCAGCCTCAAGGCTCGATTGCTTTTGATCAGCATAGATTGCTGTATATGCAAGCTATGTGGACTGAAATGACTTAACGCCCCTGTAGCTTAATGGTTAAAGAACCGAGCTTATACCTCGGCATAGCGCTGTCTAGATAAGGCAGAGTGTGGGGGTTCGAGTCCCTCCAGGGGTACCAATACGGAACACTGGCCGACCGGTTAAGGCAACAGATTGCTAATCTGTCATTCAGCAATGGGTGAGTAGGTTCGATTCCTACGTGTTCCGCCAAACTTTTTAGGTGTGGCCATAGTGTAATGGTCAGCACCCGAGATTGTGATTCTTTTAGTCTGGGTTCGAATCCCAGTGGTCACCCCTAAGAGGTTTTTATGTCTACTGTACAAGAATTACTTGATAAAGAAGCTAACCTAGCTAATCGTCGTTATCACATCCTGCAACAAATTAAAGCTGAACGTGGTACAGAACCTCCACGATGCTGGGGCATGGACGATTGCAGTACACAGATCATGTCAACTTGCCCTTGGCGAATTGACTGTGATAGCTATGAGGCAACTCATTGGCAAGAAAAACAACCCTGGTAAACGGCGACGTAGCTCATCAGGTAGAGCAGCAGACTGAAAATCTGTGTGTGGTTGGTTCGAGTCCGACCGTCGCTACCACTTATAACGAGAATAATATGCCCTGTATGAAATGTGCAAATGGCAAGTGGAAATACGGAGAACATGGTAATTGCCAGTTCGATACACTAAAAGCGTGCCGAGCAGCAGAAGCTGCTATTCATGCTCGTGAAAACCCTAAAAAGATTTTAGATACGCAACGCACTAAAGGCGATTGTGGTTGTGCAGGTGGCTGTAGTAATTGCCCTTGCCAAGATTGTAAAAATAGAAGCGAAGGAGCCTCAAATGGCAACCATTAAACCCGCACAACCTGCTGGAACATCTGAACACGTTCCAGAATTCATTACAAACCTTCCTGATCCGGCTACAGGTATTCCTGTTGAAGATGGTGATGGAGATATTCATGATAATATCTATAGCAGTACCGTGACTAATGGTCACTATGGTGCTGCTACTTTTGATGGTGACATGGGTCGCCTAAGTAAAGTATAATAAGTATTTGGCGAGTTAGCTCAGCGGAAGAGCAGTGTCTTGATAAGGCATTGGTCAGTGGTTCGATCCCACTACTCGCTACCAAACAGGAGTACGTATGAGTAATAAATATGCTCCAGGTACAAAGCCTAGTCAACAACCACTACCGGATACTACAAGACCTCCAGTAAGTGTTCCGTTGCCTAAAACTGGTCCTTGATTCCAACTTCTCCCGAAGTTAGGTAAACAGCAGTGTGGGGGTCGGCTGTATAAATATTCCCCACACCACTCTCACAGCCACTTGGTGTGAGCTTTTCTTTTTTCTCGCTTAATAGGAGAACACTATGAACGATCTTAAACGTCTTTTTGGTCTAGACTCAGTTGACCGCCTTTTTGTTGGTTTTGATGACCAGCTAAACCGCATTGTTTCCCTTCAAAAGGAACTTGCAAAAAATGTAACTAACTATCCACCTTACAATGTCCGTAAGACTGCTGATAACAAGTATCAAATTGAACTTGCAGTAGCTGGTTTCGGTAAACAGGATATTGAAATTGAACTGGCTGATAATAAATTGGTTATTACTGGCGCAGTTAAAAATGATGAAGATAATGCCGCTGACTACCTATTCAAGGGTATTGGTATGCGAGCATTTACACGAGTATTTGCCGTTGAAGATAAAGTAGAAGTACAAAGTGCTGAACTTGTCAATGGTATGCTAAAAATTGCCTTGGAGAAGTTTATTCCCGAGGAAAAGAAAGCTAAAAAGATCAAAGTAAAGTCACACGACTATACTAGTGAAGTTTAATAGCGGGGAGTCAGGGTAGAGGCAAGTCTCATAAGCTCCGCCTAGAAGGTTCGAGTCCTTCCCCCGCAACCAAGGTTTTGTAGCACAGCGGTAGTGCAGCGTCTTCATACGGCGTTGGTCGTGAGTTCGAATCCCACCAAAACCACCATAAAAAATTTAAACTTGTTATACGGTGTCAAATCCTGTATAATTATTGTTTTCGGTGAGAGAGTTATGCAATCGCATTACACAGATTTGAAAATTTGCAGTTGCTCTCTCGCTGTTTTTCCAGTATAATTTATACTTAAATTAAACACTCTAACCGTAGCGACAGAAGTCAGTTACTTCATAACTTAAAGTACTATGATGTAACGACTATACCGCCGAATTGGTCGCGGCCGTGAAGCCTAAGGAATACAAACCGTTCACGTTAATCTAGGTAGTGAGCAATACACTTTAATCTAAGAAGTGGTTTAGGTAAAGCAACCACTTTAATCAAAAACTCCAGAACTGTTTTCGAACATTCTCGGTATAGTGTGTTTAATTTAGGTATAGTGAAAGAAACAGTTACTTCTGACTGCTAATCAGGGAGTCTGGGTTCGAATCCCAGCGGGTCGTGATTGACCTGTAGTGTAACCGGAAGCACCCTATCCGTTCTGTTTCGCCTTGTTCTTATCTATTAAAGGATTTATTTAAATGTCAAGCATCAATCGCGCAGTTCGCAACGTTCGTGTGGCCAATAGTGTTGGTACTCTTGTACCTAACATTACTGCGGAACGTCAACTGAAACGCATTACACTAGCTTCCATGCTGTGGGAAGACCAGTTCTACCTAGACGGTAAAACCCACGCTGAATTGGTGCGAGACCTTGTAGCAAAAGTTCAGCCTGAAAAGGTTGCCGACTTGGCTGAAAGTGCACGCAGCAAATTCAAACTGCGTCATATCCCTCTGTTGCTTGTTCGTGAACTCGCTCGCAACGGTCGTCTACAAGCACAAACGTTGACTAATATTGTACAACGTCCGGACGAAATGTCCGAGTTCCTGTCCATCTACTGGCAGGAAGGCAAAACTGCTGTCTCTAATCAGGTCAAACGTGGCCTGGCAGCTTGTTTCAACAAGTTTAATGAGTACCAGCTTGCCAAGTGGAACAAGAACAACGCCGCAATCAAATTGCGTGACGTTATGTTCATTTCACACCCTAAACCGCAGTCAGCAGCCCAAGCCGAGCTTTTCAAGCGAATTGCATCGGACACACTGGAAACACCAGATACTTGGGAAACACAGCTCTCCGCTGGCGCTGATAAGTGTGAAACTTTCACACGCCTTATGCAAGAAAATAAACTAGGTGCACTAGCCTTCTTGCGTAATCTGCGTAATATGACACAAAGTGGTGTTGCGGATTCCCTTATCCGTGAGTACGCCACTCGCGTAGATGTGTCACGAGTTCTGCCGTTTCGCTTTATTGCGGCGGCACGCATTGTTCCTCAATATGAGGATATGCTGGAACAAATGATGTTCCGAGCACTTGCAGGCGTGGAAAAGCTGCCTGGCAAGACTGTACTGGTTATTGACGTTTCTGGCTCCATGTTCGGAACCAAAATCAGTGCAAAAAGTGATCTAGACCGCTTTGACGCGGCCGCAGCACTGGCAATTCTTTGCCGTGAAATCTGCGAACAAGTAGAAATCTACTCGTTTAGCTATGATGCCAAGAGGGTTGCTCCTCGTCGTGGCTTCGCACTAGTCGAAGCAATCAGTGGTTCACAACCTCACGGCGGCACACAGCTTGGTCACGCAATGCAGACAATAGACGCTCAAACTAGCTACGATCGTGTAATCGTATTTACCGACGAGCAGAGCTATGATCGCCCACAATCGCCGCGCGGCAAAGGATACCTGGTGAACGTAGCCAGCTATCAGCATGGTGTGAATCATAGTGCTTGGAACGAAATCAACGGCTTCTCGGAAGCAGTTGTCGATTATATCCAAGCGTTTGAAAGTCAAGACCAGTAATGGTAAATTCCCACGACCCTAAGCCGGTAGTCAGTCCGGGTGCAAGAATGTGGGGCTCTAAGCTAAGGGCTTAGATTTGTTGATGGTGTTAGATACGGTTACTTCTCAATTGGCTGAAAACTGTTCCGTATTGCATTGTTCCTCAACAAATCTAAGCCCTTTGCGTTTTTAACGGCTACTTCCACCAACATAGCACACCTGTGCACCCGACTAGGAGTGGATGCCTAGTCACCGTTAATATTTTTCTAGGGCTAATTATTTTTGCTTTGGCGAACGTATTAGTTACTTCATAAGTTCGATTCTTATATTTTCCGCGTTGGAAAATTCGCCTAATGGTAAGGCACCCGTGCATAACGGGCATCACTAATACAACACATTCCAAGCATTTATCTCGCTAGTGTAATGGCAGCATACCAGTCTCCAAAACTGTTGGTCGGGGTTCGAGTCCCTGGCGGGATGCCAAATTTTAGATTTGCGCGATGTTGCAAATCATAGTATAATTATTCTTTAAATCGGTTGTTTAGTCCCGTAACGGTATCGGGGGGAGACTGTAAATCTTTTGCCTTTGGCCTTGTTTGTTCGAATCAAACAGCAACCACCAAATTTTGGGACCATGGAGAAATTGGTAAACTCAAGGCACTTAAAATGCCTCGCTTCGGCTTCTCGGTTCGAGTCCGAGTGGTCCTACCAAAATTATGAGCTACGAAAGTAAATATCCTGACTGGCGGGAAAGAGTAATTGAAGCCAGTGCAATTAGTAAATCTGCTTCAGAAGCTGCGGCCATTCTTGATATTAAATATGATACTTATAGAAAGTATGCTACAAAATACGGTTGCTTTATAACTAATCCGTCAGGTAAGGGTACTAGTAAAGAGAGTGGTACAAAAATACCTTTAGAAGATATACTTGAAGGTAAGCATCCACAGTATCAATCTAATAAGTTAAGGAAACGCCTTTTAGATGAAGGATACTTTGAATATAAGTGCTATAGTTGTAATTTAACAGAGTGGTTGGGAAATCCAATACCTCTGGAACTAGAACACATTGATGGTAATTCTTCTAATAATAAGATTGATAATTTAACTTTGTTATGCCCTAATTGTCATAGCTTAACTCCTACATTTAGGGGTAGAAATAAAATATAATGCACGATTCGTCTATCGGTTAGGACAACGGCCTTTCACGTCGTAAAGATGAGTTCGATTCTCATATCGTGTACCAATATGGGCGGGTGCCAGTAGCAATACTGTGTGGCTGTCCACCAAATATCGCCTTTGCTAACGGCGTACAATGTGATAAGTAGTTAGCTTTTGCGTGCATAGTTTAATGGTAAAATCAGTGCTTGCCAAGCATTAGTTGAGAGTTCGATTCTCTCTGCCCGCACCACTTAAGGGATTATTATGGAATGTAATCTTAACCAGCTATTGTTAGGTTTATTAGGAACACAAGAGTTAGTTGAAACTTGGTGGGCTACTCCTAATAAAGCATTTGATGGTGAAATACCAGATGATATATTCCATAGTGATCGCAAGGCAGAAGTAGTTGCCTATATAATGCGACATTCAGGTTTTTGGATCTAAAGTGTTCATGGACGCACACGGCACTGTCACTGCCGAAGAGTGGGGATCGTTACCCCCTAGATCCGCCAAATTACGCATCGTTAGCTCAGCGGTAGAGCGTCTGCCTTACAAGCAGAGGGTCGGCGGTTCAATCCCGTCACGATGTACCAAATTTGCTAGTTGCAATTAAACTAGCCGTAGCCCACCCGTTGAATACGAAAAGTTCAAGCTGGAGCCGTAACCAGCACTATTATTTTAGTGTATAACTATCCATTATAAATAAGCAGGAGAGATACCTGTTGTCCAGAGATTGTATCAACGGGGTAAGGGGTTGTACACTAAAATAATATTCCACAGTAGCACAGCGGTAGTGCAGTTGGCTGTTAACCAATTGGTCGTAGGTTCGATCCCTGCCTGTGGAGCCAAATATAAGTCTTAGTGTTTAAATCAGTTACTTCTTTTTACTGTGAATAAAAACGACTGGGGTTCGATTCCCTGGAGGCCGCTGGTGCATGGGCCAATTTCTGATTTTGTTTGTTCTAGACTTTTTATTTACCTCGTTCGCCAAGTTGGTAAGGCATCGGATTTTGATTCCGACATTCAGTGGTTCGAGTCCATTACGGGGTGCCACATGGGTCTGTAGCTCAATGGATTAGAGCACTAGGCTACGAACTTAGCGGTTGGGGATTCGAATTCCTCCAGACCCTCCACTTAATTACAATCATGCGGAAATTTAACATTGAAGAAGTAAAACAGTTCATTAGACAGTCAAGTCCAGAAACTAAAATTTATCTTGGTGCTGACAGTGAACGTATCAATGTTAATGGCAAGTGGTATGCTGATTATACACTAGCAGTTGTCATTCACATTGATGGTTGTCACGGCTGTAAAGTGTTTGGTGATGTACAACGCGAACGCGATTGGGATCAAAAAGCAAATAAGCCAGCAATGCGCTTGATGCAAGAAGTATATAAGATAAGTGATTTATTCCACGAATTAAGCGATGTGCTAGAAGATCGCTATGTAGAAGTTCACCTGGATATAAATCCAAATGAACGCTATAAATCTAGTGCTGTTGTGCAACAAGCTATTGGGTACATCAAAGGCACTTGCAATATTGACGCACAAGTAAAGCCACGAGCATTCGCAGCAAGTTATGCTGCAGACAGATTAAAATTTGTATTGAGTAACTAACATGAGCGACCGATTTGATCTTGAACAAGGTATTATGCAATGCTGGAATGTTGTTGATGACATTCAACTAGTGCTTGATAATTGGGACCGTCTTAGTGAAGATGGTAAACAAAATTACCTTATTGGACTCAAGCAAATGTATCAGTTAAAATTTGAAACAGCGTTCAATCATTTTGAACATTGTATAGCATCTAGGTTGGTGTGACCCGAATGGCTAGGGACAGGATTGCAACCCCTGTTTATGCAGGTTCGACTCCTGTCACCAACTCCACTTTAGCCGGTTTAGCTCAGTTGGTAGAGCAACTCCCTTGTAACGAGAAGGTCGCGTGTTCGATTCATGCAACCGGCACCATATATAAGCATGACTTTTCCAGAGTTTTGGACGTGAGACTGCTGCTCCAAACGGCAGTGCTGTGGATGTAAGCGTGCTTATATATGGTTGTATGAAGTAAAACCAAAAGTGTCTTGGACGCGGGTTCGACTCCCGCCTGGTCCACCAAAAGAGAATTGACACGGTGTACAACGTGTGTCACTGCGCGAGCAAACTGCCTTCCGAGTAAGTTGG